TGTTTGGTTTGATGATGCTTTCTTTAAAGACGATACTGGCATTGTAAATTTAACAGATGATGAGGTAAAACAGGTTAGAGACTTAATTAAGACCGCAGATTCAATTAAAGTAGATTATAAAGACCTACCTTCCGACCTACTCAACCCTTATATCAATACAGAAATTAGAGAAGGTAAGTTCTTAAATGATCCAGAAGAATCTTATAGGAACTTTATTGAGTGGTATACTACTAGAATTAAAAAAGAAATAGATAAAAGAAAATCTGTACGTGGTAAACAGAAATTAGAAGAGACACTTAAGCAAAAGACGGCTCAGTTCGAATCACAAAAGAGTGATATAGTTAATTTGTTTAAGGTTAGTAGTTTATTATCACAAGCTAAGCAGATCTTTATTAACAAGTACAATAATGCTGTATATAACACTAAACACTTCATTGATGAGGGTGAAGGCGTGCTGAGAGTTACTGCTCCTGAGGGATATGTTGCAGTTGATAGAGATGGTAATGCTGTAAAACTAGTTAACAGATTAGATTTTAGTTCAGCTAACTTTCAAAAAGATAAACCCGGGTCATGAGGACATTTAAAGAATATTTTGAAGATATGGAGACAAGAGTTGAGCGAATCGCTCTTCTCCCTGGTGGTTTTAAGCCCCCTACAAAGGGTCACTTTAATGCTTTAAGGTATTTGCTTGATGATGCTGATAAGGGTATTGTTTTTATTGGTGGTAAGGCGCGTGAAGGTATTACACCAGAGCAATCAGAGAAGATATGGAATATATATGCAAAATATTTTGATAAACCTATAGAGGTTGTGCATGTACCAAACCCAGTAAGGGCGGTTTACGACTTTGCTGACGAACATTTAGACAGTACACTACTTGTTGGTGCTGGTGAAAAGGATGAAGATGTTAAGCGTTACAAATATTTTATAGATAATGTCGAAAAGTATCCATATGTTAATGTAGTTAAGATACCAATGCAAGAAGGTGGTATATCTGGTAGTGAAACAAGAGAGATGATACAAAAAAATATTGACGAGTCGTTGGATTACTTTGTACCTGAGGAGATATCCATTGAAGATAGAGATCAAATAAAAGCAATATTGGTATAAATAATATTATGAGAGATAAGAAGCGTAAAGAGAAAGCTATGCTTGAAGAAGCGTACGGAAGGGTCAACGAGATGTTAGGACCTCATAATAATCCTTATCCTCAAGAGATGGCAATAGCAGTACCTGTACCAGCAGAAGATGAAAGCTGTGGAGAGCATGATCAATCAGAAATCGATATGGCTGGTAGAGAATTACTTAAAGCACAAGAATATGCAGCTAAATTAAGTCAAATGGTACCGGCTCTTCCAGGGTTAGATGGATGGGTTGCCTCTAAAATTACAAAAGCTTCTGATTATCTGTCTTCTGTATTTCATTTTCTCGATTATGAGATGAATGAAAAGAGTGAAGTCGTTGTAGATGTAGAAGAAATCGAAGCTCCAGTAGAAGTTTTTAATGTTGGGTATGAAGAAGCAGAAAATACTTGACCACATTCCTAAGTAACAGTTGTTATGAAAAAATTTAATCAATTCTTCCTAGAAAAACAAGTCTTAGGGCTCATTGAGTTCTTTGACGTAGATGGTATTGGTAAGATACCATCAAAGCTTGACTCCGGTAACGGAGCATTTAACGTTATACATGGGGAAGATATACAAGTACAGGGTAATAAAGTACTTTTTAAGACAGTTAACAACAAACATCTTATGAAAGATAAGGTGGATGAAATTGTTATTAACGTTGGTGCTGGTAATACAGAAGAAAGACCTGTAGTTAACTTCGATCTCAAGATTGGTAATAAAGAATTTAAAGATATACCCTTCTCAGTTGGTAACAGATCCTCCAACCTATTTAAAATCTTAGTAAGTAAAGATTTTATTGAAAAAGAGCTTGATGCTCTTATCGATGTTAGTCAAGAAAACATCGCTGGTAAAGAAGTTGAGGCTACCTATTAATACCAAGTAGGTCTCCAGCGTAAAGTCCAAGTAGCAAAGTCTTTATCTTGACGAATATACTCTCTATATTTGTCGATAGTTGTAAAATTATCAAAACCTTCTACTTTTCTACAATCACAATCATCACTAATAGCTACTGCATAATTAGTTAGACCGGTTTTACTCATAATTGTATTATGAATATTTTTACCACACCATTCAATAAACGTTTTTGTAAAATGTTCGTTTGATTCAGGCCATCTATACATACGCTCAGTAAACATCTCTAACGTATGATCAACTAACCACTTAAAATTATCTTTAGTTTCACGAGCCCATATAGAGCATTGATGATTAAAGTACCCTTTACCTCTTCTTCGAGGTTTACCGGTAGAAGTTCTTGGAGTAGATGGATGATCTAATACTTCTTGAGGAAATGCATGAGCTAACATAATAGCCCCTTCAATTTGCATCTTTGATCTTACGTGTTGATCACAGAGATTATAAGTAGAGACGATAGGATCATCATCCGTTACAAAAATATTCATTCTTTTATTGTAAGACTGTTCCTTACCTTAATCCAGTCGACTCAAAAACATCTCTAGTAACACCAGCTTTAAAGCCTCCTTCAATACCTTTTACAATAACTGATACAGCATTATGACTATGCAAACTCTCATTATGAGAAGCTACAATCTTAAAGTCTAAAATACGGGATTCGTTAGTAAGCTTTTCATATAATAGTCTCACAGCGTCTTCCACAAACTTTAAGTAAGCACCATTCTTTTCAGCAAATGCTTGCTCATCTTCTCGCTTAACCATAACTTGTGTCTCAGTTTGTAGAGCATCGAGACATAATTCTTGAATATCTTCAATCCAAAGCATATCTTCAAACTTTACACTTACACGAGCAACGCTTCTCTGACTATGAGGTACAGTAGCTCTATTACGATACTTCTCAGCATGCTCACTTAATTCAAAACTACAAGGACAAGCAGAAGAATAAACAAAATCAAAATGAATATATTTCTTAAACTCACCCTCTTTAGTTAAGTCACCTTCGAATACCACATCATAGTATTGATAACCTTCTAGACCACTACGTAAGCTTTTTTGTTTAATAGGGTAAGAAATTTTAAGCATTATTCTTGAGTCAAAACACTTGAGATTATTTTTATAAGTCTCTAAAACGTCTTTAATCTTATCAATACTAAATGTCTCATCCTTATGATCGTAAAAACTTCTCATAATACGTGACATATTAATGCCTTTCTTATGAGCTTCTAAACTAACACTACCAGTAACACTTGTTTCTAGTTCAATAGTCTTACCATTTCTCTTTTTATAAGTCAAAGGCAGTTTAAAGTTATGAATACCTACTTGCTGAATAGGAACTGCCGCACCTTGAATTAAGCTAGAAGGTCCATTTTGCAGATCAGGTAAAGAAGATATATACTCTTTAGTAGCGTCGACGTTTTTATCATAAACTCGAATAGGAGGAAAATAACTACTGCTATATTCTTCACCCATTATTTTTTTTGCAATAACATCTTTTTCGCCAGTAAGTTCATCATCCTCTCCTAGCCACTCATAATTAGAATCTTTTTTACTTTTACTCATTTATATGATACTATTATAACTACAATATTTGATTTTCAAGACTAAATATTGTATATGGCGAAAATGTCACAAAAAGAACTGGTTGAAGAAGGTTTTTCAGATAAGATACGTGGTATAGCGAAAGCGGTTAAAACCGGTGTTAAGCAAGCTGCACAGCAAGGTGTTAATTTAGATACCGGCCAGCTAACTACGGGGATGTATAAGTCTTATAAAGGCGAGCAACCAGTAGCGTTCCTTAAGAAAGCTCTAGAGAATGACAAAGAGATTGGGATAGTTAAAATTGACAAGAGTAATATCAAGAAACAACAAGCAAGTGGTAAGAAGGGCTACATAGGTCGAATTGTTGGACCAAAAACAGTAACTTTAATTCCGTTCGAAGGCACTTTATATAATAAAAAGGAGAGGCGTTATGAAGGACCTGGAGCCGGGTCGTCACCTCCACCTGATGCTGTAAATGCGGAGCTTAAAAATGAAAAGACGGCATATATGGGTGATTCAAGAGGTGAAAGAGGTAAGTACAGACCGGTAAGTGAGAAGGGATCAGTAAAAAAACGACTGTTGGGGGCTCTAACCAAGATAGGTATAGATGATCGATCGGCAAAAGAGTTCGCTTTATATTTAAGTAAAAATATGAAACGATTTCTCGCAAGGGTACAGGAAACAAGAGCTGGTCGAGGTTATGATTTTACATATGATCCTGAGGCAGTACTTGGTGTAGTAAAACAAACAAAAGCGAATATTCCTAAATCAGAGGGTGAAAGAAAAAAATTAAATATACCAGAAAATTTTTCTATAAAGGATATAACTGAATTATCTAAAAAAGTTTTGCTTTTTGAACAGCCAGAGGGTGACTTTTCTGAATATAAAAAAATGGGACCGGCTAAATTTATTAAAAATTTATCTGATGAGCAAATGGAGTCTTTGTTAAAGTCTATTCAAGAAATACAGCCTGGATTAAACGTACAATTTAAATTAAAGGCATCGCAAGACTATCTAGATAGAAAAGAGAAGGAAAGGACCGGTCCAAAATCAGACTACCAAGGTGAGACAGGGATGTTTGTAGCAGAAATATTTAGAACGAAAGAGGGATTACAGCTTGGCGATATATATAGACAAGAAGATCCAACAGACGTTGTTAGAGGCGCGCAACAAAGTAAGAGTAAAGAAGAAGTTAAACTGTCCCCATTTGATAAAGCTGTAGAAACCTTAAAAACTAAGAATAATCTTAAAGCTAACGCGTTAGCGCCTGCTCTCAAAATAGATGATATCAATATAATAACTAAGATTACAGGTAAAAAGGAAGGGGTTAGATTATCTGATGATGATATAGTGAAGATTAAAAACGAGTTAATTAAGCAAAACATCATTAAAGAAAAAAGTTCTCAAAAAATCCTGCTCCGACAGTTGACTTCGCTTTCCTAATAATTAATTAACCGAGACCAGACGAGGGAAAGCCTTTTAAATCTACCTCTGCAGTTGATTTTTGCTTGCATCCTCATATAATAATATTATGACTTATACATCTTCAAAGGTGATCGAATTAGGATCAACAGCATTTCGTCAGCCCAATGCAGATTCACATTGCAAATATCTACATGGCTATCAGCTCAAAGCAGAACTTACTTTTGGTTGTGAAAAACTAGATAACAATAACTGGGTATTTGATTTTGGTGGGTTAAAACAACTTAAAGAAATTTTCAATAACCAATTTGATCATACTACTGTTATTTCTGGTCTAGATCCGGATCTAGATACTTTTAAGGACTTGCAAGATAGAGATATTATTCAACTAAGAATTCTAGAAACTGGTGTAGGTATTGAAAAATTTGCTGAATGGGTATATAAGACTGCAGATACGTATATTGAAGAAGTAACTGAAGGACGCGTATGGGTTGAAAACGTAACGGTATTTGAACACGGTAACAACTTTGCATCATGTCATAAGTCTGTAAAAGCTGGATCAACGTTTGTTGATGAAGAGGGTACTAAAACACATGTTGTTGAAGATGTAACTCCAGAAGAGCCAATTACTACAACAGAACCACCTCGTGCAGAGTATGATCCACCGGTAAATCCTGGAGCTGCTAATGTCGGCGCTGCTAAAAAGAGTAACAACTTTAGTAACCCATTTGAAGGTACATCTTGGGGTGCTTAAGTACCGAGTACCGAGCAAATAAAGCGAAGTATTTTACTTCGAGCTATTTCTGAATTACCAAATTCGAAGGAGTATATATCATTATCTGTGCACTGTTTATTGTTAAATTTGTTAAATATTTCTCTGTAGCCAGATTTATTAACATCAGCTTGATTACAATCGCCAATTACTATATAGCGTGAATCTCTTCCAAATCTTGTTAAGATTGTTGTCAGTTCCTTTCGTGATAAGTTTTGAGCTTCATCGACAATGACTAGAGACTTGTTAAAAGTTAAACCTCTTACAAAGTTAACAGGTATCGCTTCAACAACACCTTTCTGTTTTAACATACTGTAAGTACCTCTATCTGCAATTTCGGTTACCTTTTCTTCAAGGGGTATTGAGTAAGGTGAAAATTTATCATCAATTTCCCCTGGTAAGGACCCTAGACTTCTTTCAGCAGACTCAGCAACAGATCTAATATATACCATTCTGGTAAACTCTTCTTGTTTTATTAACTCGAGACCTGCATAAACAGCTATATATGTCTTCATACTCCCGGCTGGTCCATCAACGAATCCCATCTTTGTCTTTGGATTCTTAATACAGTTATAAAACTCTCGATGCTTTGGATTAAAATAGAATGGACGCTTAATCTTAAAATTAAATAACCAATTTTTTTCTAATGATTCTGTAAGCTCAATTTCAGGCGAGCTTACCCGACGTAAACGGGCTGTTTTTACACTCATTACTAATATTTAGTTGAAAAACTGTTAGTTTCATAATATAATAAAAGAAATATGATTGATTGTACTAAAGAAACTTTATTGGTATCGGATGATAAGGCATTTTATACACTTGAAGGTGAAGGTGAATATGTTGGAATGCCGTCGGTCTTTTTTAGACTGTCGATGTGCAACTTAACATGTAAAGGATTTGCTTCAGAAGATTCACCCCATGGTTGTGATTCTTATATTTCGTGGTCTATTAAAAATAAAATGACCTTCAATGAGATTTTTGAATATTTTGAAAAACATAAACTTGTAGATAAGTTACGTGAAGGTGCAATCTTTAAACTTACCGGTGGTGAACCTATGGTACAACAAAAGCAGCTACTTAAGTTTATTAAAGCATTTATATATAAGTATGATTTTCATCCTGTAATTGATTTCGAAACGAATGCTACAATTCAACCTGATGAAGCTTGGATAAAAGAGTTTCATGCCACCTTTACAACCTCTCCTAAACTTACATCTAACGGTGATCCAGAAAAAAGATCATATAAGCCCGAAGTTTTAAAGTGGCATAGGGAGGTAGGATCGGGGTTTAAATTTGTTATTAACTCTGATGAAGACATTAACGAAATATGGCGTAAATATGTTGACGATGATACTGTTCGGGTACCGAAAAATAGAATATGGTTTATGCCTTGTAGCGGTAGTAGACAGGAGCATGTTGAAAGAGCACCCGCTGTAGCAGAATATGCTAAAGCTATGAATGTAAACTTTTCTCCAAGGCTGCATTTGCTTATCTGGGACATGGCATTAAAGGTTTAACTCCATATATATAATATGAGAATTGCATTTTCGGGAACGGGTAATAGTGGTAAGACTACACTTTTAAGAAGCTTTCTATATACATGGACAACATATACAACTCCAGATAAAACATATAGAGAAATGCTTGAAGAAAAAGAGTTGCCACATTCTTCAAAACTAACTACAGAAACACAGGAATCCATACTAGACTTTATGGTTGATCAGGTTCAACTAGCTAGTAAAGATGACAATATAATATATGATAGATGTCCGCTTGACGCTTTAGCATACTCAATGTGGGCTCATGAAAAGCAAATTGATGGCTTTACAAAGGAATTTGTTACACAGCAGATTAATTTAATGAAAGAGTCAATGAGATCATTAGATATTATCTTTTTATGCCGTTTTGACCCCAATCAAGCGATTGAAGACGATGGCTTTCGCGACACTGATAAAAAATTTATTGTAGAGGTAGATAACATTTTTTATTCCCTGTATAGACAATATACAGAGCATCCGGAAGCTGATATATTTTTCCCAAAAGGCGATTCACCGTGCATAATTCTTTTACCGGATAACGGTCAAGAAAGAATTGACTTAATAAGTGAATATGTAACCCCTGATGGTAGTATGTATGGTGATGAAAGTTCTCTTTTTAATCCGGAAAATATTAATCAGTTAGAGAGTTTAGTTAAACAGCAACAAACTGCTCATGAAGCTGAAGAAAAAGAAAAAGAACTTAAGAAAAAATTTGGGTTACCCGATGGTGGTTACCCGCCAGTCGCGTTATGAGCAACATTGGAGTAGGAATAATTACATGTAATAGACCTGACTTTTTTAAAAAGTGCAGAGAGTCTATTAAAGAAGAGTGGTATGATAGCATAGTCGTTGTAAATGACGGTAAGGGTCCTATTTTCGATAGCAGGTCTCCAGTTATACAGACATCAGGTGGTGAAGGCGTAGGTAAGGCAAAAAATATAGCAATTGAGTACTTATTGGAACAGGGTAGTGATTATATTATTCTTGTTGAAGACGATATGTTATTTAAAGACAATTTATTTGAGCAATATATTAGAGCTTATAAAGAAACAGGTATACACCATTTTATGTTCGCGTATCATGGACCAGCAAATAAAGCTGGTGTAAGTAGAGGAAGACCAGTACCTCGTAAAGTTATTGATTACGGTGATATTAAAATAGCTTTAAATCAGCATTGTGTTGGAGCAGTTTGCTTTTACACTAGACAGTGTTTAGATGATGTAGGGCTATATGATGAATCTTACACCAATGCATTTGAACATGTCGATCATTCATATGAATTAGCAAAAGCTAACTATAGTACACCTTATTGGTGGTGGGCCGATATTGAAAATAGTCTAGACTACGTAGAAGAACAAGCATGTTCAGAAGATAATTCAGCAATTCGTCCAAGATCAGATTGGCAATCTAATATTCAAAAATCAGCTATAAGATTTTCACAAAAGCACGGTGTATCACCTGTACAGGTATCCGATACTGCAGTAGATGAGGTTATCAATAAACTTAAAAAAATTAAAAATGAAAATAGACCTGTTTTGTCCAAGTAGAGAAAGAATAAACAAAGTATTAACGTTTATTTGTAGTATAATTACAACAGCAAAAGATATTAATAATATTAATCTCGTTTTAGGAGTCGATGACGATGATCCTAAACGAGATCTATACTTTAAAATCGCACAAAATATACCGTTTATTCAGTTAGTAAAATTTCCAGAAGGTTTATTTAAGGAAAAGGGGTTATCTGGCTTATGGAATACTATGGCTGATAAAACAACAAATGATATTATTGCTATGGTTGGCGATGATATGAAATTTGAAACGCCTGATTGGGATGAAAAAATTATTAAAGAGTTTTCTAATAAACAAGATAATTTTTATCTTATACATTGCAATGATGGGATGAGAGGACCTGGTAACAAATATGCTAACGTCCCGCCTTTAGCAGTAAATTCTTTTATACACAGAGATTATGTTAAGTTAATAGGGCGTTATGTTGAGGAAGAGGAAATTAATACTTTTCACGATACATATTTAGATAAATTATTTGAAATATTAAACAGAAAGATATACTTTCATAATATTATGATAAGGCATTTACATTTTTCAGAGTACGGAAGTAAGGATCAAACGTCAATAGAAATGGAAAAGGAAAGAAAAGGTGTATGGGATAATAATAACCTATTTCAAGAAAAGTTAATGCCTTGTATCTTAAAAGAAGTGGATATTATTAAGTCAAAAATATCATGAATATCTATACACATTATAGCGACTCACATAAAGAGTTGTATGAAGACTACTTTAAAAAATCTTTGAGAAATATTTATACAAAGGATGAAGTCTGTATACGAGCAGCATACCACAAACAAACAACCAGTCAGGGAAAGTTTATGGAAGCTGGTTGGTTAGATAGTATGAGATATAAGCTTCAAGTTATACTTCAAGCTATTGAAGAAAATAGTAACGATTATTTTATTTTTGCAGATACAGATATTGTTTTTTATAATCCCTTTATTGATGATTTAAAGAATGCGCTAGGGGATAACGATTTAGCATGTCAAGAGGATTGTAATTCCCTTTGTGCTGGTTTTTTTATAGCTCGTGGTAATGATAAAAATAGGAAACTATTTACTGAAGTATACAATAACTTTACAGAGATGGTAAACGATCAAGTAGCTTTAAACCATTTTAAAGATATGGTAAGCTATAAATTTCTTGATAAGGAAAAATACTATACTATAGGTAATTTCTTTAACAATCCCGATGGTACACATAGATGGGATGGAGTTACCAATATACTACCACCAAAACAGATCAAAATACATCACGCAAACTATGTGGAGGGAGTTGCTGAAAAAATTAAATTAATTAATTTATTAAAGACCAACTATGAAAATTTGGTACAATAAGAATAAACTAAATTTAAATGAATTTAAGTCTGAAAAATTTTTATTTTTGCCTCTTTTTGATAAAAGAATAATAGATAAGAGCAACGATTTTCGTAATAATAGTTGGGCGGAGGAAATAAGACGTAACGTTCAATATACATCAATAGATGATGCTGATTATATAGTATATCATGATAAGTTAGATCAAGGTATTGCAGAATATTTACAATATACAAACAAATCAATATTAGCATTCTATAATGACGATAGCAGTAAGCCTATTAGTGATAAAATATCTAAAAATGTATATGTTTTTAGAACTTCAATTAATAAATCAAAACAAAAGAAAAATGAATTTGCAATGCCGGCGTGGAGTTCTGATTTTAAGTTTTCCAGTTCTATTTATAAGTGCTCTAAGCCTGTTGTAAGTTTTTGCGGTGCAATCACAGACTCAGTCAGAGAAAAATGTATTCAGCAGTTGGAAGAAAATCCTGAAGTAAAGGTAGATTTTATTATAAGAAGATCGTTTTGGGGTGGGTCTCCACACGATCCTACTTTACGGAGTGAATATATTAAAAATATAAAGAATAGTGATATGGTATTATGCTGTCGTGGAGCTGGTAATTTTTCATATAGACTTTACGAGACGTTATCGTGTGGAAAAATACCTATTATAGTAGATACAGATATATCACTACCGTGTTCTGATAGAGTTGAATGGGATAGGTTTATCATTACAACACCAGAAAAAATAAATGATGATGTAAACAACTGGTGGAGTCGCCATGATATAGAATCATATCATACTCAACAAGAATACAGTCGATATGTTTACGACACTTATTTGAGCCCATCAGGGTTTGCTTATTATATATCTAATGGATCGTTTGTATAAAAATGAAAGTAATAAATCATGACATTCTATCTAAAGAAAAGTATTTTGATCTTGTAAAGACGGAACAAAATATACAAGAGAGCTTACTTAGTAGACTTGAAGATCTACCAGATAATTTTAACTATGTAAATATACCTATAGCGCAAACTATAAACAAGCATGGTGTATATATAACACAGCAAGTAATTGATGATATTGAAAGAAAATATAAAGGTGTAAAAAAATTTGTATGTCAGCACATTTTTGTAAATAGGTTAAATTTTTATGACAATATAGTTTTTACACCGCATGCCGTTTTTTCAGATAATAGAGTATGTATACCTCACTACAATGGTGTTTTTAATGAAGAGGATATTATAAAATACAATAAGCGTAAATATAAAACTAGTTTTATAGGTAGCTCATCAACGCATAATATTAGAAAGGAATTATTTAACCTCAATAATGATAAAGATGTTATAATACGCGACACAGGTAATTGGTTTTATGAAAAAAGCTCCACAGATAGAGAAAAATATTTAGATAAATTTAAAGAGTTCTTACTTAACAGTAAGTTAAGCCTTTGCCCGGAAGGCACGGGTCCTTCAACTATAAGATTATATGAATCAATGGCGGTAGGTAGTGTACCAATTGTTTTTAATGATGTAAAAGTTCCTGATGGGTTTGAAAAACATATAATTAGGTTGAGCAGTGTGGAGGAAGTAAATGACTTAACCCCTTCTTCTTATAACAAGCAGAGTAAATCTTTGCATATTGATTATTGGAAGAAAATATCTAACTATAACGTATACAAAATATTACTAAATTATGTGTAGTATACTATTAACAAATAAAAAAGCGCCGAATGTAGAAAGAGCTAATTTCTATTTACAGCGCCGTGGTCCGGATAAAACTACAGTCACGAAAATAGATAACTGGACGTTGGTTCATAATCTCCTATCAATTACTGGTGATTTTACACCACAACCGCTTTCAAAAGATAACGTACATTTAATCTATAATGGTGAAATTTATAATATTCAAAACGAAACTAAAGAATATAAGAGTGATGGTTATTATATTTTAGATGCATACGAAAAATATGGTGATAATTTTTTTAAATACCTTGATGGTGAATTTGCTATAGCTTTACTAGATTTTGATAACAATAAATTAATATTTGGTGGAGATTTATTTTTAACAAAGCCTCTTTTTATAGGTAAAGACGGGAATGACATATGTGTATCATCATACAAATCTGCCGTAACATTACTCGGATTTGATAAAATTTTAAGAGCAGAGCCTAATTCTTTCTATATTGTTGATCTGCGTACGTTAAAAGCAGAAAAGAGACAGACGTATGAATGGGATCTCAAACAACATATTGACACATATGATGTATGGGTAGAAAGCTTTTATACAGCTCTTAAAAAAAGAGTGACAGGTATTAAGGATGATTTTTTAGTCCCAGTAAGCAGTGGTCATGATAGTGGTGGAATAATTTGTGGTTTAAAAGAACTTAATATAACTGATTTTATGACCTATTCTTTTACTGCTAATGAAGCCCCGGGTATAATTGAACAGAGAGTTAAACATATAGATAATAAGATTCTTAAAGACGGAATCACGGTGCAGGAAAATATTAATATTAATAACTTTAAACAAGAATTTGTCGAGCCGTTCTTTTATGGACCAACACCCTATAGCAAAACACATGAAGGTTTTGAAGATAAAGGGGGTACAGGACTTTTACATTTACTTAAAGAGTGTAGAGAAAAACATGGCGTTAAAGTGCAATTATCTGGTCAGGGAGCAGATGAAGTTATGAGTAATATTCAAACTTACGGGTTCAATTCACCTAATCCATATATATGGCCGGATGATTTGTCTAACGTCTTTCCGTGGGGAAATTTTTATTACGGAGCTAATTGGAGTTATTTAAATAAAGAAGAGTGTATAGCAGGTAGCGTTGGTATAGAGACTAGATATCCTTTCTTAGATAGAGAAGTTGTTCAAAATTATATTAATTTAACGCCGCAATTAAAAAATGAAAATTATAAAGCGCCTTTACACTTTATGCTTTCGAAATGTAACTTTCCATTTGTAGGCGCAAAAAGAGGATTTGATTTAAAGATATCATGAGAGTTATAGTTGAATATGACCCATATAATCGTCTAGGTAACAGAATGTTTCAATATGCTTTTGGTATTTTATTAGCAAAAAAATATAATTGTAAATTATTTTGTAATGAAGGCTTACCTAACTTTGGTATTGAGTCAGTCCCAACAGTAATATCTAACCCAGTTATACGAGCTAGATCTTTAGGTGATCAATATTTTGATTACAAAGTTTTAGAAGATTTTGATGGTGACGTTATTATTGATTCGTGGGTTCAGAGAGCTGAATATTATATACCGCATCGAGATTTTTTAAGAAAGATTTTTGGTATAAGAGATCTAGATCCAATTAATCAAGATAGTTTAGTACTACATGTAAGGGGTACAGATTATGATACTGTTGGTTATTTTCTCGGGTATGATTTTTATAAGAACTTAATAAAAGATTCTCAGTTTACAAACATTAAAATTGTAACTGACGATCCAAATTGTGATACAGTTAAAAGGCTTATAAATGATGGATGCACTTTAGAAACATTTGGCGAGTCTACATTTAATATTAATGGTGATAGAAGTGCTATGAATGATATGAAGACACTTTTATATAGCGAAAATATAGCTATATCTCAATCATCTTTTTCATGGTGGCCGGCGTTTTTAGGTTATCATCAAAATATTATATTTCCATATAGTACAACAAAAAAGCAAATGTGGCCACTTAACCCACAGCAAGATGATATAGACTTGTTTTTTGACTTTAATAATATTAGTCATAAGTATGTATTATGAATGTTGTATTGTTTCATAGAGGTAATTATATTTCACACCGACCAGATTTATCTGGTCTCCCTGGTCATATAAAATATTGTATTAAGCAAATACAGCATACAAATCCAGAAACAAAAATATATTTTTTAACTAATTTAAATATCGAGCAACCTCCAGACAATAATATTGTAATTGTAGATATACGAGAACTTGAAGTGCCAGATATAACAAATTATTTTGCACATGATATTCCTGAACACGTACAACTATGGCACACGTCAGTTTTACGTATGTTTTATTTAGAAAAATTTCTTGAAAAATATAATATTAGAGACATTATACATTTTGATAACGATATAGTATTATATTCTAATCTTAAAAAATTTGAAAATATATTTAAAGAGTTTAATTTTTTAATTACACCGCATTTTGAAACAGAATATGTTTTTGGATTTAGTTACATAAAAAATAATAAAGCTTTAATAGATGTAAACAAAAATCTTCTAGAGTTAGTAAGGTTACCGTTTAGTGAGTTACAGCAAAGAGTTAATCATGAATGTCCTCATGAAATGAGAATGCTTAACTATATTAATACAAGTAATAACATGAATTTAATAGATCATCTACCAGTTGTTCCAACTAAAGATGGAAGCGATAATATTAAATTATTTAACACTATTTTTGATCCCTCTACATATGGCAAACATGTTGGAGGATCTCATGAATTAATACCAAAAAATAAACATTATGTACCTACTGATAACTGGAACGGTACTGAAATTCATCACTACGCTGGTAAGCAATTATTTGATAAGAGTATTGAAATCGATTTTGTAGACAAAATACCATATTTAAGATGTAATAATGGAAAAAAGTATGATATTGTAAATTTACATATACATACAAAGGAACTAGATAAATTTATAACTTATTAGTATGTATATATCTGGAGAGAAATTACAAGAGTTAGCTGATTTGACTATAATATTTTCAGATCAGAGACATGAAGGTTTATGGAAAGAACAAATACATAATATTGATTGTAAATATATTATATGTAACCCGGGTGATAGTTTACCAGAAGATATTTTTACTGCAGATTCTATTTTTATATATACACACGCATTACCATTATTTTTTGAAAGGATATTCCCATCATTAACAAAACCAGTAACACTATTATCACATAATTCTGATCACGGGGTAGATAATAACTATTTAAACTTTTTGGAAAGTGATAAGATTAATAAATGGTTTTGTCAGAATAGATTAACTAATCACCCAAAATTATTTTCTCTACCAATCGGTATTGCAAATAGTCAATGGGAACATGGCAATCAAAAACTCTTTAAAAGTATTATTGATAAAAACTTACCAAAAGAATTTCTTGTATATAAAAATTTTGATATTGGTACAAATTCGTATGAACGTAATTTATGCCATGCTATTACTCAGCGTAATAGAATACCTATGAGTTCAAAGACAACTATTCCAGAGTATTGGGATATGTTAGCAAAAAGTGCCTACGTAATTTCACCTCCTGGGGGAGGTATAGACTGTCATCGTATATGGGAAGCTCTCTATTTTAATACTATACCTATTGTACAAAATCATGCAAGCTTTTCACAGTTTAAACATCTACCTATATTGTTTATAGATAATTGGGAAGATATAACAATAAAGTATTTACGTAATGAGTTACATACACGAGATACTAACTGGGATATAGATGAACTTAAATTAGACTTTTGGAAAAATAAAATATGATAACCATTAATTATATTGGTGAATTTGGAAACAAAATGTTTCAGTATGCTTTTGCAAGATTATTAGCAGAAGCTAATAACATGAATTTAGAAACAACACTACCTAAGCTCCCCTGTACGGATATAAAAAGGTATAACGAACCTGTAAATAAGAAAGGAACTGTTGTTATAAGTGATGAAGTTTATAGAGCAAATAACCCTGATAGCAAATTATTACAGTTAAATCCAAACTATGACTATGTAATAAGTGGTTATTTCCAAGATGCTGATTTATTCAATAAACATACTAAACAGGTTAAAGGATTTTACAATATTAAATACCCTGAGATATTACTAGATAAGACTCTCGTTACAGTAAGATTAGGAGACTTTGTTTGGGATGGTCATAATTCTGAAATTATACATTATGATTATTATAATCAAGCTCTTTCGAACATAAAGGGTGAGGTTGATATCTCCGTAGGTGGTAATAGATTTGAAACCTCTAAGCTAGCAACAGAAGAGCAAGAAAAAAAATATCTTTCTTATTTTGTTAAGGACTCTCATAATAGAATACCACCTAAAGCAGATTTTTTAGAAGAGTTTACTTCTAATTTTAACTACAAAACAATGGTGCTTTCAAATAGTACTTGGGCTTGGTGGTCAGGATTCTTAAGCAATAGTTCTGACATATATACTTTTGCTAAAACAGGGTGGTTTACACCCACAAACCACAAATGTCATGGAATTCATATTAAAAATCTCCATAATATACGCAATATATCAAAGCCAATAGATGGTGATTTTATAGACATTACTAAGTTATAAGTTGAATAATAGACTTACTATAATATAATCTGTATAAGATGATTATTAAAGAAGGTGTATACGATGGTAAATTAATTCACGAAAGATTTGCTTATAAGTACTTTAGAAAACAAGTATTACCGTACGGTAATATTGTTGCGTTTAGAGCTCCAATGTATGTAAAAGAGGAACTTATTGACTTAGAAGACTCATTAAGTAATGATTTTATTCATAGTCAGGATGCTATAAATTTTTGCTGGGAAATTCCTAACTTGTGTCCGTTTGGTGCGGTTTCATTTCAAAGACTGTTTAATACTGCAATTGCTAATATTTTATCTAATATTATTCAAAAGCCCATTGTGGTAGATGGTGATGATTTGTTAGTTCAAGATGAGTTTGTAGGTGTTGATAAACAAGTTCGACAGTCTGGTAAAGTAAGTGTTTCGATTACTTACTCGAAAGATAGTGTAGCTGTAGGTCATACCGGTATCAATATTGTAGCTGGTGATAAAGCTCCTGCGTTTGCTTACTCTTCTAATCTATCTGAGAAAAATGTTGAAGAGTTTATGACTGCTGTAATCGATTACTTTAATAATGAAGTTGCTGATCAGTTTGTTGCTACTACAAAAGTAATTGTATGAATTTTTTTCAACTGCAAAATAAATTATTTTATTCTAAGAAAGATAAAGCGCAAGATTTAGACGCAGAAGGTGAACAAGCATTTGTGCCTTTTTTGTTTAATCGTTGGCTCTCTTTCTATAATAACGATATGTCGGTCTTTACGAATGAGACATTGAATAAATTCAGTACTATATTTGAAAATAAACAAGACGCTTATAAATTATATTACTATTTGATTCCACGACTTAAGTTTAAGAGAATAACCTACATTAAAAAGGTAAAAAAGGATAAAGAAGAGGAAGAAAATTTAAATTTACTTGCTAAAAATAAAAATATTTCAGTACGTGAATTGAAAAGTTATATAAAAAATTATGAGTAAAACTGCATTAGTATTAGGTGGCGGCGGCTTCATTGGAGGCCATTTAGCAAAAAGATTAAAATCAGAAGGTTTCTGGGTTCGTATCGCAGATATTAAAGAAAAACACGAATATTGGGATCATAACGATATTTGTGATGAATATGTATCTGGTGATCTGACAGATCCCAATGTGGTAGATAAAGTATTAACGTTAGAAGGTGGTTTTGATGAAGTGTATCAATTAGCAGCTGATATGGGAGGTGCTGGTTATATTTTTACCGGTGATAATGATGCAAATGTAATGCATAATTCTGCTTTAGTTAATTTAAACGTAGTCCACTATGCAACAAAACATGGAGCTAAGAGGGTATTTTATTCTTCTTCAGCTTGTATGTACCCAGAGCATAATCAATTAGATCCTGATAACCCTAATTGCGAAGAGTCTTCAGCCTACCCTGCAAACCCTGATAGTGAATATGGATGGGAAAAGCTTTTTGGTGAGAGATTATTTTTAGCTTTTAGTCGAAATTATGGTCTTAATGTTAGAGTAGCAAGATACCACAATATTTTTGGACCGCAGGGTACGTATGACGGAGGTAAGGAAAAGGCGCCAGCAGCTATGTGTCGAAAAGCTATAGAAGGAGCAACTGAAATAGAAGTATGGGGTGATGGATCACAAACAAGATCCTTTTTATACGTTGAAGAGTGTGTTGAGGCTACATTAAGACTAATGAGACAAGATAAATTTATTGGACCTGTAAATATTGGATCAGAAGAGATGGTAACTATTAACGAGTTAGCTCAAATCGCGATTAATCTCTCAGAAAAAGATATTAAAATTAAAAATATTGACGGTCAAGAATTTATTGATAAGTATGGATTTAAATGCCCTTTAGGTGTAAGGGGTAGAAATTCTGATAATAAGCTTTACAGAGAAAAAATAGGTTGGGAATCAACAGCGACTTTAGAAGAAGGAATGGCGAAAACGTATAAGTGGATTAACGAGCAAGTAAATGGATAAGATTAAACAAGAAATATTTAAAAAGGTAGAAGAATACTTTAAGTCAAAAAAAAGCGAGACGGGTCAAAAAATTGGTGTCGCGTACCCGTGTTTTGATCACAAAGAAGTTAATCAAGCTTTAGATTCTCTCCTGGATGTATGGATATCACAAGGTCCTAAAGTTAAACAATTTGAAAGAGAGTACGCTGAATATATAGGAACAAAATATGGTTTGGGTTGTAACTCTGGCTCTTCTGCTAATTTACTAGCTTTAACAGCACTACTACAAGCAGGGGTATTAACTCCAGGTGATGAAGTAATACTACCAGCAGCTACATTTACAACTGTAATGTCACCCATTTTACAGACAGGGCTTGTGCCTGTTTTTGTAGATGTAGAAATGGAAACTTATAATAATGATCCAGCAGCAATAGAAAAAGCAATTACAGATAAAACTAAACTCATTATGGTAGTTCATTCACTTGGATGTCCTAGTAACATGGAAGAGATAATGAGAATTTCTGAACAATATAATATTCCTGTTCTAGAAGACTGTTGTGAGGCTCATGGGGCTGCAATAAACGGTAAAAAAGTAGGCAGTTTCGGTCTTATATCTACCTTTAGTTTCTTTGTTGCACATAATATGACCACTGGTGAAGGTGGTATGATTATGACTAATGATAATAATTTATATGATATACTATGCTCTGTCCGTGAGTTTGGTAGATTAACTAAGTATGAAGAAAATCAGCCTAGATTTTATTATGAGGATAAACATCTAAAAGAATATGACGAGAGGTACGTATTTACAAATATTGGTTACAACTTAAGAATGACCGATATTGCTGCATCATTAGGTATTGAACAACTAAAAAAGCTTGATGCGTTTAATGATAAACGAGTAAAAATCGCGCAATCATACACTAATAAACTTTCTACCTATAATAAGTGGTTAATTTTACCTTCTGCACCCAACGGTTATTTTAATTCATTTTATGGTTATCCTATCGTAATTAAAGAAGGTGCTCCTTTTTCTAGAAAAGAACTAGTAAATCATTTAGAGAAGGATAATATTGAAACTAGAGCTTTTATGGCTGGGGATTTATCTAGACAACCTGCATATGTAGACACTAATTGGAAAATGCCATTTGATATGCCTAATACAAAAACTCTACTTAATAATGCATTTTTTATCGGGTGCCATCCTTTTGTCACCTCAAATCAAGAAGAAAAAATTATAAATTCATTTAATGAATTTATGTTAAACGTAGAAGGAAATATTTAAATGAGTTATAGTGTCGGTGTTATTGGTATAGGTATTGTAGGTGAAGCTGTTAAATACGGAATGGAAAAACTTGGTCATCAAGTTATACCTCATGATATTCGTTATGATACAAAAATAGAAGATGTTTTAGGTACAGACGTTTGTTTTATATGTGTACCAACGCCATCAAAAAATAATCTTCAATGTGATACTTCTATTGTTGAAGATGTTGTAGGTGAGTTATGTAAACTAAATTATAGTGGAGTAATTGCTATTAAATCAACTGTACCGCCTACTACCACAGAAAAATTACAAACAAAATATAACAATGATGCTATTTGTTTTGTACCAGAATTTTTACGAGAGCGTTGCGCAATTGCTGATTTTACCGAAAATCACGATGTGTGTATAATTGGTTCTAGTGATAAAAATATTTGTTCATTGATAGAATATCTACATGGTAAATATCCAAGACAGTTTAAGCACCTAACACCGACGGAAGCTGAATTTGTAAAGTACTTTAATAATATTTACAATGCTAATTTAATTATTTTAGCGAATAATTTTTATGAAGTATGTAAAGCTCTAGACATAAATTATAGTGCTGTAAAAGATACTATAGTATGCCGCGATCATATTAATGACGTCTATCTTGATTGTAATGAAAACTTTAGAGGATATGCTGGTGCATGTCTACCAAAAGATGTGAGGGCGTTTGTACATCTTGTAGAGGAGCTAAATATAGAAGCTGGCATTTTCAAATTTTTAGATGAAGAGAATAAAAAATATAAACCAACCGTCTTCCCGGGAATGCGCGATGACTAAAATATTAATAACAGGTGGAGCAGGATTTGTAGGTTATCATTTAGCCTTGAAAGAGGCTAATCTCGGAAACGAAGTAACAGTTATTGATAGCTTTGAAAGACCAAATGAAGACCCCGAGTTTAATGCATTAGTAGAGCATGAAAACGTCAAATTTTTACAAAAAGATATATCAGATGAAAACACCTTTGAAGTATATCTACCGGTAGACCATTATGATGTTGTCTACCATTTAGCAGCTTTAAATGGAACATCTAACTTTTATAATTACCCAGCTAAAGTATTAAAGATAGGATGTCTCTCAACAATTTATTTGTTAGATTGGATATCTAAACATAAAAAAGGAAAGAGACCAAAAGTAATTTATACTAGTAGTTCAGAAACGTATGCAGGCACCGCTAATATACAAGGAGATAATTTTCCTATACCTACGCCAGAAGACGTACCATTAACTATTGACGATGTACGTAATGTGAGATGGAGCTATGGCGCTAGTAAACTTATAGGTGAGGTTGCTTTCTTTTGTTACTCAAAAATGTATGATATTACCGATTTTAATATTATTAGATTGCATAATATTTACGGGCCGAGAATGGGGTTTGAGCATGTTATAAGTCAATTCATTAAAAGATTTTTAGACGGTGAAAGACCTTTTAAAATTATGGGAAGTGATCAAACTAGATCTTTTTGTTTTATTGATGATGTATTAGAAGCCTTTGAGAAGATTACACAATCAAATATGCAGGGCGAAATCATACATGTTGGTAATGATAAAGAAGAAATATTAATTGCTGATTTAGCAAAAATTGTATTTGATATTGGTCAAGAGGCATATAATTTTGACGAGCAACCCGCACCAGATGGTAGTGTAGGTCGTCGTTGTCCAAATATTGATAAGCTTAAATCTTTAGGTATAAGAGATCAAATTGATCTTCGAGAAGGTATTGAAAAAACATTTAAATGGTATAAAGATAAATTATGAATAAAAGAGCATTAGTAACAGGTGGGGCCGGGTTTATTGGGTCAAATTTAGTTGATCAGCTTATTGCTGACGGCTACGAAGTAGCAATCATTGATAATGAGAGCTCTACAGTAAATGCGGAGTTTTATTGGAATGATAAAGCCGAAAAACATCTTATAAATATAACAGATCAAAGAGAATGTAGTAAGATTTTTTCTAAATTTAAACCAGATTATGTATTTCATTTGGCTGCTCATTCGAGAATACCGGTAGCAATTAAAAACCCTATTCAATCTTGTGATGTTAATGTGGTTGGTACTTGTAATATGTTACAACAAAGCAGAGAGCATGGTGTAAAGAGATTTATGTTCTCGTCAACATCTTCTGTTTATGGTTTAGCAAATGAATGCCCATTAAAGGAAGATATGCCTAGAGATTGTCTTAATCCTTACTCTGTATCAAAAGCTGCGGCGGAAGAATTATGTAAAATGTATTATAATTTATTTGATCTTGAGACAGTTATATTTAGATACTTTAACGTATACGGTGAGCGCCAACCCCTAAAAGGCCAATATGCACCTCTCATTGGTATTTTTCAGAAACAAAAAGAATCCGGATTGCCAATGACAGTTGTTGGTGATGGTGAACAGCGAAGAGATTTTACATACGTTAAGGATATTGTAAAAGCTAATATACTAGCTGCAGAAAGTGATAATGTAGATATTATAGGAGAAATATTCAATGTAGGCTCTGGTGTAAATCATAGTGTACTCGACGTGGCAAATATTATTGAAGGTGAGACTGAGTTTATTCCTGATAGACCGGGTGAAGCTAGAGAGACATTAGCTGATTTAACAAAGAGTAGAAAACTTCTTGGTTACGAGCCGAGCGTTAAATTAGAAGATTGGATTAAGTCTTATGAAACTTAAAGTAGGTATTGTAGGTCATGGCTTTGTAGGCAAAGCAGTTGATTATGGATTTTCAAATAATGTTAAAAAGAAACTAATTGATCCAAATTATAAAACAACATGTGAGGATTTACTATCTTTTCAACCGGATGTTGTTTTTATATGCGCTCCTACACCTATGGGAAATGATGGTAGTATTGATGCATCAATAGTAGAGCAATGCTGCGTAGATGTAAACGAATTTACTAATGCATTAATTGTTTTAAAGTCAACAGTAACACCGGATATTGCAGGTAGGCTATCAGATAAATTTAAGGAATTTGTTTATAATCCGGAATTCTTAACTGAAAAGAATGCTAATGAAGATTTTGTAAATCAATTCATGCTTGTATTGGGTGGTACTGGACATAATACAGAAGAACTTTTAGATATATATAACGAATATAGCATATGTCGTCCTTGTCCTGTCTTTCATATGTCGGCTACTGAAGCTGCATTTGTAAAATATAGCATTAATACTTTTTTAGCTACAAAGGTTACGTTCTTTAACCAAATGTATGATATAGCAAAAGAGCATGGAGCTAATTACAACGCAATTATTAGTGCTGTAGGATCTGATCCGAGAATCACACACTCACATACAACAGTTCCAGGATTTGATAATAAGCGTGGATTTGGTGGTGCATGCTTTCCAAAAGATACAGCAGCGTTTTCTGCTTTCGCAAAGCATTTTTCTATTCTTAATGAATCTATACAAATTAATAATGAATATAGAAAAAATTATAAGCTTGATAAAAGAGAAAAAGAGCAAAACGTTCATTATAAGCCTGTCTAATATTGATAAAAGGAACTACGTAGTTAAATAGTCTTATGGCAATGGCATCAATAGATAATTTAGCGCCAACAAGGAGTTTGATTGATTTAACAAACTCTGATAAAGGTGATTTCGGACTTACCGACTACGATTTAACATTTCTTTTCGACGATATTTTGTTAATTGAATATGTTGATTTAGCAGAAAATTTTGATAGTGGAGGTGATACTATCGAACGAAACGGTATCTTAATTCCGACAAATCAAATTACTATGGCATGGCGAAAGGGTAGGGTTATTTTATCAGGTCCTGATGCTAAATATGCTAAAGAAGGTGACATTGTTCTCTTTCCAAACAATATGGGTGTTACTATTTCTGGCGTCTCAGTTCCAGGTAAAGGGACGGTAGAAAAAGGCATCTTCTTGAATGAAGAAAGAATGTTTGGTATCTGTAAAGAAAAAGATGATAATACAAAAGGCAGCTCTTGACGCTCTTTTACTAGACAATGTTTGTGAAATAAGATTTGCTCGTAGAATAATAAAACCTGGTCAAGCTCCTACGAGAAGAATGCTTTGTACGAAATCACTATCTTTACTTAATTCTGTTAACGGTAGGATTTCATTAAATTATTTTCCACCAAAAGGACCGCCAAAAGCTTATTTAGGGCCAGATAGACTAGCAGTTGCGTGGGACATAATTATGCAGGATTATAGAAATATAAACACCCTGCAATGCGATTTAATACAACAAATACCTGCTAACGACGATTTTTGGGTATATTTTAACGAGAATATATACCCAATGTCACCCGGGCAAAAATTTAATTTTATGAATTCATGAATGTAAGTTTAGAAAAAGTAACAGATTTTTTAAAGCCATTTTTACTACAAGATATAGTAATAAGAACAGATAAAAAAATATTAAAACGAGGTAAGCTTAAAATTTTTCAAATTAAGCAATATTATATAAATTTAACTCTAGAGTTTAATGACTCAGTTAAATCTTATGAAATACCATATCCGTTTAAAATGTACCATGAAGAGGATAGAGGTATCTTAAATTATCATTTAAGCTCCTTTATACCTCAATCACAAATAACTATGGTAAAGTTTTTAGATAGTTCCTCAAAATCAAAGCTTTACGACAATCTTGTATATATATTGCCTTCTGAAAAAGCTATAGTATAATAAAGTGTGTTAGGTGGTTTATTAAAAGGCTTTCCGGAAGGATTTACTCCGAACTCCGCGCAAGTTAAATTATTAAAGAATATCGATCAAGCTTTTAGTGATGGTTATAAGTTTGTAGTATGTAATGCACCGACGGGGTCAGGTAAAAGCTTTATATCAAAGACACTTGCAAACTCTTCAAAAGAACCATCAGAAAATTTTAAAGACCTCATTACGTCATATACTGCTTTTAAAATAGATCAGACTGGATCATATACACATGAAGAAGAGTGTGAAGATGAAGATGCAACAGGTACTTTTGCTCTTACTATAACTAAAGCTTTACAAGATCAATATAAAGATCTATTTAATGATACAACTATTCTAAAAGGTAAGAGTAACTATATCAGTACAATTGATTCTAATATCGATGTTGAGTTAGAGTCTCTCATTATGCCTAAAAACATATTAGAGGATCATAGAAGGCGTCATAAATGTCCGTATCATAATGATCGTAGAGATGCTCTTATTAATAAATTTGCTGCATTAAACTATAACATGTTCTTTTCTTTACCTAATCATGTAAAGAAGAAACAATACTTAGTATGTGATGAAGCTGCAGAGTTAGAAGATCAGTTGGTTAAAGAGTTTTCTTGTGATATTAATTTTGAAATATTAAAGAGAATGGATATTATGGTTCGTCCTTTCTATTCAAAAAATAATGCAAATGTAATAAAGTGGATTAATAATCTTTTACTTGACTTGAGTGATAAAATAGATCAATTACGCGACTCTATTAGTAATACAAATAACAAAAAATTTATAATAGAGACTCGACGGCAGATTGTAAGCATGAGAAACTTACATTCAAAGCTTTCGTTAATTATTGATACATGGAATGAAAGCGAGTATCTATTTGAAACAAGTAAAGAGGGAATTACCTTTATGCCCCTTAAAGTAAATAATCTTTCTAATCATCTTTTTAAGTATGCTGATAAAGTTATATTAATGTCTGCAACTATTATTGATCCTGTAAATTTTTGTAAAACGTTAGGTATTGATAAGTTTAAATATGTTGAAGCTGAATCATCGTTTAGTGCAGATAAAGCTCCAATTTATTGTAATACAAAAATTAAACTTAACTATCATAATTTAAAGCGAAGCTTACCGAAAATTATTAAGCAGGTAGAAAGTATTTGCGAGCATCATAAAGAAGATAAAGGTATTATTCATACACATAATAATACTATTACTTCGTTTTTACAAAAAAAATTATTTAATGAAAGATTTTTGTTTAGAGAGCCGGGAGTTCGAAATGAAGAAATTTTAGATATACATTTAACTAATGATAAACCAACTGTGTTAATATCTCCTTCTATGTCTCATGGTGTCGACTTAAAAGATGATCTAGCTAGATTTCAAATTATTATAAAAGCGCCTTATTTACCTACTAAAGATAAAAGGATAGAGAGATTAATGAAGGATGATTTTAATTGGTATTCTAATAAAATGCTATGTTCAGTAATTCAGTCCTGTGGTCGTGGTGTACGATCTAAGAAAGATCATTGTATTACATATATTTTAGATGGTGCTGTTGTTGAAAGTGTTGTAAATAATAAGCATAAACTACCAAAATATTTCATTGACAGGTTTCTGTAATAAATATATAAGTACGCATGAAAAACCGAGCGTTTCATTTCGAAATTAAAGACCTCCTAACACAGTTTATAGCTGCGTTTGATGATACTGTTATTAGTAGATTTAATAAAGATAGAAATCCCGGAAGCGATATTGAAGTTCGTTATGTATTTGCTCCAAAACAGAGAGTGATGTATGATATTATCAATAAAGCGCAAAATTTAACACTGCCCGTTGTTGCTGTTAACTTAACCGGTATAACAAGAGATAATGATAGGGTATTTAATAAATTAGCTCCATCATATATACCAGCACAAAAAATAGAAAATCCAAAATCCGCTTCGAAGTTCTTAATGCCCGTTCCGGTTAATTTAGAAGTTAGTATGTCAATTCTTGCGAGATATATGCAAGATGTGGATCAGATTGTATCAAACTTTGTACCGTATAATAACCCATATATTATACTTACTTGGGAAGTCCCAGCTGACTTTGGAGCTCAATATCCGCAAGAAATAAGAAGTGAAGTATTGTGGAGTGGTAATTTAGCCTATACAACGCCTACAGATACAACTTATAATGAGAAGTTCAGAGTAGTTGTTGATACATCTTTTACAATTAAAGGGTGGTTATTTCCAGAAGAAAAAAGTACTCAAGGCAGTGTTTATAAAGTTGATAATAACTTTATTGCTGTTGATTTAGCAAATAAAATTTATTCACCTCTTGATCCAACCTTACCAGTAAGAGATAACACGTACCAGGAATTAGGTTACTCGAGTCTTTCAAGCTTTAATGCAAATGTACCGACAAATTATACTGAAACAGTAACCGTTTCAGGCATACCAGAGTTTACCAATATTTTTTATTCAACAACCGGAACTTATTATCCGCTTAACAATTATCCTCAAGGTACTGTTACAAATATTTTATCATGTACAAATCCAAGCAGTACAAATAATAATTTTATTCTTTATGGTAAAAGATTAGATGCAAATAATAAATTTTATTTAAGCTCTTACGTGACTAACTTCTTTACTAATTTTACAGCGATAACTTCAGCTAAGAATCCAACTATTAGTGGATACGAACTTAGTGAAGATTTTTATAAGGTTGTTAATGATAATGTGGTTAATTTCTTCTTTCCCTTATCTTCTCTCAGCGCTGCTAAGGCTGGTGAGTTTACAATCATCACTGGTAACGAGGCTGGGTGGGCAACTTCCTACCAAGCCAGTAGCTCTATCCTTAAATTAACATAAATATATATAAATGCCTGGATCCGGATCATCAACAAGCTCAGACCAAAATCGCTCTTACGTGACAAATGACGGTCGTGCATCAACTTTTGGAAGAAGTTTAATACAGTACATCCAAAATAGGCTACCGTATGCTACAGATGGCCGCGGAGAAAATGATGCATTAAACCCAAAATATAAATTCTTTCAGAAAGCAGGAATGCGTAGAGCAGAGGCGTTAGCTAAAGCCTCTATCTCCTCTTCTAACCCTTATAATAATATACCTATAGGCGATTTTGCTAAAGACTCATCTTTTGGTGATGTCATGTATGCTAACATACAGGATGATAAAGCTGGTAGACTTCGTGATTATAGAATAATGGCAGCTTATTCTGAAATCTCCGACGCATTAGATGAAATATGCGATGAGATGATTAACCCCGATGAAACTGGGTGGATTACAAATCTAAACTATAAAGATATTGATTTAACAATAGATGAAAAAGCTGAAGTAGAAAAACAATTTCATAGGTATGTTGAATATTACGATCTTAAAAATAAAGGTTGGCAATATTTTCGACAAATGATGGTTGAAGGGGAGGTTTTCTTTGAACAAATAATTCATGAAGGTTACGTAAAGGACGGTGTATTAGGTGTTATTAACTTACCAGCTGAAATTATAGACCCAGTGTATAATAATATACAAAATATGCTTGTTAAGGGGTATATATATAGAAAGCCAATTTTTAGCCCATCACAACCGCAAAAGGTAGAAAAGATTGAGTTTATACCAATGGATCAAAACCAGATTATGTATGTTAATTCTGGAGTATATAACGAAACAAAAAACTTTATTATACCTTTCTTAGAGAATGCTAGACGACCTTATAGACAATTATCATTAATTGAAGATGCAATTGTTATCTATAGATTGGTTAGAGCGCCAGAAAGACTAGTCTTTAACGTTGATGTTGGTAATATGCCTCCGCCAAAAGCTGAAGCATATCTTAAAAAATTAATACAACAATATTGGTCAAGGAAGACCTTTGACATGGATCAAGATGATGTTGTTAAAAAGTTTAATCCTCAATCTATGCTTGACGCATTTTGGTTTGCCAAAAGGCAAGGTTCAGAGGGTACTGACGTTAGACAGTTAGCCGGTGGTCAAAATTTAGGTGAGTTATCTGATCTAATGTATTTTATTAAAAAGCTTTATAGAGCTCTTAAAGTACCGACAGCGAGATTAGATCCACAAGATCAAGTTGAAGCTTCTGGAACATCAATCTTAAGAGAGGAACTTAAGTTTGCGCGATTTGTAATAAGACAACAACAAAGGTTTGCAGCTGGTCTCAAAAAAGGATTTATTACCCATCTCACGCTAATGGGTATTTTTGAAAAATTAGAGCTTAATGAACAAAATTTAGAGATTGAGTTTAATGTACCTACTAATTTTTACGAGCTTAGAGAAAATCAAAGACTTGAACTTAAGTCTGGAAACTATACTAACTTAGCTGGTAATGAATTTGTATCTGCAACATACGCGCAGAAAAAATATCTTGGATGGAAAGATAAGGATATTCTAGCTAACAGGGAATTCTTAAGAAAAGATGCTGAGCTTCAGTGGGAGTTAGCTCAAATTACTGCTGCTGGCCCTGCATGGAAAGAGCAAGCATTAGCGGGTGAATTAGCTGAAGGTGACGCAGCTGCTGTCGGCGGTGAAGGAGCTGGTGTAGGTGGAGGCGGTGGTGGTATACCAGAGTTTGGAGGAGGTCCAGCGGATACAGGAGAGGCTGATACAGAGGAAGTCGCAGAAACTGAAGTTGAAGTAGAAGAGCCGGCGGAAGTTTAACGAGCAGGATTGCTACTAAAAAACTGAGTTCTATAATAAACCATACCGGCGCCTGCAGCATATGCAGAGACTTGATTAACGTTAGTTAAGCCTCTAAAAGTAAAGGTATCGTTATTGGCAAGTAACAGCCCATGGTCATCTTTGGAAAATTTTTGATCGGTTATTGTTAAGTTACCACCGGTTTTATTTACTATAATAACTTCTGAGCAAGGTTGACCGGCTCCATTTTCATCTCCGGATAAACAGGTTAAAGTTGTAGCTGCAAGGTACATATTAAATGTTCTACATTGATTTATATTGTAATATGTACTTCCCGCATTAGATGTTGGTGTTGTCGCCATATATTTATTTATGCCTGAATAAATAATTTTATGGCACTTGCATGCAATATTAAACCACTTTCTGCATTTTTATCAACAAATTTAAATAGCAAGATTAAAACATACGATCAACTTGGTGATAGAATTAAAAGATCTCTAGGTTATCCTTTAATAAGTTTAGAAATACACACTGATCAACTTAGACAAAACGTACAAATAGCAATTGAATACTTTACAAAATACGCTGGTTATACTAGAGAGTATTTAATATTTGATTCAGATATGTATGAAACTAATAAAGGTATTAGATTAGATTTTCTTTATACACTAGCCAATACGGATTTAGATACCAAAGTAAAGCAAGTAGCTGGTACTAACCCGCTGGGCCCGGGCCCAGAATTCTATGGATCGCAACCACCAAATCTATTAAGCGGTGCTAAAGGATCTCAAGGAGCTGGTGGTACGGGTAACCCGCAAACTAATTTACCTTCTGTATATGTTGCAATGTCGTCATTAAGCGCAACTGAGTTTGTTGGCGCGCCACATGGCGGTGGAATTAATACTTTGTCTGCACTTTTTGCTACTGTAACTGCAGGATCAGTAGCAGAGCCATCAGCTCTTGGCGCAGGTATAGATGCATTCCAAGTGTTTGATACATCTCTATATCAAGATATAACATCATTTAGACCGGGTCTTAGTGCATTTTTTAAAGCTTCGCCGAAACAAACAATAACCTTAGAAGGCGTGGAAACTGAAGCTCTCTATTATCAAAATGTATTTGATTACGATGTTATGGAATATAGAAAAGTTGTTGATGTTATAGACTTTGAAGAAGGTACAACAACCGGTATCAATACACTATTTACTTTAGAGCAAACACTAGCACAGCAAACATACTTTAGTTATGCCTTAGGAAATTATGGCTTTGATCTTGTATCCTGGTATACTCTTAAAGAATGGATAGATACAAGAGAAAAATTATTAGCAATTCGAAGAGACATAAAATTTGATCCTAGAACACAATATATGCAAATGTACCCCCAACCCGGTGGTGATAGATTTTATGGAGTACTTGGATGTTATCTCGAAAAACCTATAAGAGACGTTATTATGGAGCAGTGGGTGTATGAATATGCTCTTGCGCTAAGTATGATAACTATTGGACGTGTTAGAGGTAAGTTCGGTAATGTACAATTATTAGGGGGCGGGGCATTAAACTATGATATGCTTCAAGAAGGTCTAGATAAAAAAGCTGAACTTGAAAATAAACTACTAGAAGGAGCATCACCTGGACTAGGCGATACGGAACCACCAATGTTCTTTGTAGGATGAGGAAGAAGTGGCGGCAAGGTGTCTTTACTCCAACTAATTCTGAAAAATTTATTGGCTCAAAAGCAGTATATAGATCGGGATTAGAATTAAAGTTCTTTAGATTTTGTGATACAAATCCAAATGTTTTAAAATGGGGTAGTGAAAACGTTGTTGTTCCTTATAAAAGCCCTCTTGACAATAGAGTACACAAATATTATGTAGATAATTTTGTTTCTATAAAGGAAGGTAATGAGGTAATAAACTATCTTGTTGAAATAAAACCATCAAAACAAACAAAACCACCTCAAACAAAGTATAGAAAGAAGCAACATTTGATATATGAACAAAAAATGTTTATAACAAATCAAGCAAAATGGAAAGCAGCTCGGGAATATTGTAAAAAATCCGGGTTTACCTTCATAATTATTACAGAAAAGGAGCTTTATCGTAAGGGGTGACTAAATAATAATATGGCATTAAAACTTAACTTGGTTGTAGAAAAACCTGATGTAAACGATGAATTCGAATACATTGAAGAAGAAGTAGATAGAAATTCGCCTTCAAATTTATTCATAAAAGGTCCATATATGATGGCAGAAGGTGTTAATAGGAACAACCGTATGTATCCATTAAAAGAATTAGAAAGGGAAACTGCACGCTATATGGAGGAAATGGTTACCCCTGGACGTGCAATGGGTGAGTTAAACCATCCAACTACTGCTGATGTTGATCTTGAAAGGGCATGCCATATTGTAACTGAGTTAACTCAAGATGGAAATATTTTTTATGGTAAATCTAAAGTTTTAACAACACCATGTGGTCAGATAGTTAGGGCTTTAATTAACGATGGTGTAAAAGTTGGTATGTCTTCTCGTGCTTTAGGTACACTTGAAGAAAGCAGCGATCATAGTACAGTAAAAAACATGAAACTAGTAGCTATTGACTGCGTAGCAGACCCGTCATATCCAAAAGCTTTTGTTAATGGTATCTTAGAATCAAAGCAATGGGTTGTTGTTGGTGATGATAAATACGAGGAAGTATATGAAAATTTCGAAAAATCACTAAAAAGATTACCTAAAAAGGATGTAGATACCTTTTTACGTGAAAGAATTCTTAGCTTTATTAAATCAATCTAATAAATAATGTTATGGGCAAAGAAAAATTAAAGATTATTAAGGTCATTGAGCATATTTCTAAGAAAAATTATGCCCAGGCACATAAATATTTAAAGAGCGTCATCGAAGATAAAATTACAAAAAGAATCGATCGCGCAACAGAAAAACCACTCTTTTAAACATGAAGAAATCAGAAGCATTACCAGAACAGGCAGCAGGAGTTTTAACAGAAGATTCTGTAAAAGAAATAGAAACTGCTATTGAAGAAAAAATTCAGTTATCAGTTGAAGCTGCTTTAACGAATCAAGATGAGCTTTATGCAGAAAAACTTGAAGAGTTAGTAGGTGCAATTGATAAAGACCATACAGACAAGCTTAAAAGAGTTGTTGAAGCTGTTGATCATAATAACGCTAATAAGCTTATCACTGTTGTAAAGCGTTATGAGAGTGAGCTTAACGGTAGAGCTAATAAGTTTAAATCAACTTTAGTTGAAAGTATTTCAGATTATTTAGAAGAGTATATTGATGAAGCTATTCCAGCTCAAGCTATTGAAGAAGCAACTAAGAATAGAACATCTCGTGAAGTTCTTGCTAACTTAAGAAAAGTTCTTGCTGTTGATTCTTCTCTTATGTCAGAGTCAGTTAAAGAGGCAGTTGTAGATGGTAAATCGCAAATTGATCAACTGGCGCAGAAAGTTGCAAAGCTTGAGAGAGAGAACGGACTTCTTAAAGAAGCTTATACCAAGACTAAGGCTGATTTATTGTTAGAGTCGAAGACTTCACACTTAACTGGTAAGAAGAAGGAGTATATGTTACGTATTCTTAGTGATAAATCACCTAAGTTTATTGAAGAAAATTTCGAATACACTGAGAGACTTTTTGATAAAAAAGAAAAAGAGAGACTTAGTGTTATTAAAGAAGAGGCATTTACACAGCGTAAGGTCAAAGCTGATGCCCCACAACCAAAACTTTCAGAGAAGAAAAAAGAGCCTACTAACCCTTATTTACAAGAGTTAAAAAGATCTCACAAATAATTTCAACCCTGAACAATGAGGTGCTTGTCACCTGAGTAACTTGGGACTAGATCCCATGAGGTAAAATGAAAGGAAACGTCTAATGAATAAACCACAATCATTTATTGATAGAGATAGAGCAGATTCACTTCTTGAGAAGTGGGCACCTGTTCTCGAATACTCTTCCGATAGTGTGGCACCCATTGAAGACGATCACACTCGTTTAAACACCGCTATTCTTTTGGAAAACCAAGAGAAGTGGTGTATCGAGGAAGCTAATACTGCTGGCAACGGCGGTTCTTTCGGAGATGGTGCGTCGATGAATAACATCTACAACCCTCCTGGAACTGTTGGTTCTGGCGACAATTATGCTCCTGGTGATGCTCGTCTTCCTAAAGTGCTCATCCCAATGATTCGTCGTACGTTCCCTGAGCTTATTACTAACGAGATTGTCGGTGTTCAGCCAATGTCCGGTCCTGTTGGATTGGCATTTGCTCTTCGCTATGCTTATCAGTCCGATACCCTTGGTAGCGGTATTGATGGCAAAGGAACCCGTCAAACTGGTGCAGATCCTGGATATATTCCAAATAGGGCCACTACTACTGGTCCTGGTAATGTTCCTGGTCAGCACCCAAATCTCAGTGGTGGTAACCAGCTGTACTCCGGTGCAGGTGGTCTTCCTGGTGATGAGCTTGGATACCAGCTTCTTGATACCCGCTTTACTGGATCGTCTTCGACCCGGTTGAGTGGTACCCCCGATGGGTCCTCTTGGACTTTCGCGGATCAGGATAAAGGTGTTGCGCAAATTCTTTCCGCTTTCGAGATTACTGGTAACATTCCTCAGGTTGAGGTTAAGTTCGAGAAGACCGCTGTTGAGGCCGGCACACGCCGCCTTGGTGCACGTTGGTCCGTCGAGCTTGAGCAAGACCTTAAGAACATGAACGGTATCGATATTGATGCTGAGATCACAAACGCTATGTCGTATGAGATTCAGGCTGAGATCGACCGTGAGATGCTCATGAGAATGATCCAGGCAGCTCTCGGAGCTGGACTGAACAAAGGATTCTCCATCTGGTCACCTGCTTCTGCAGATGGTCGTTGGATGGTCGAGCGTAACAGGGACTTCTATCAGCGTCTTATCATTGAAGCCAATCGTATTGCTGTACGTAACAGACGTGGAGCTGCTAACTTTATTGTTGCTACTCCTCGTGTTTGCGCCATCCTTGAGATGCTCCCTGAATTCCAGTGGGTACCTGTACAAGGTGATGTAAACACTCAGCCTGTTGGTATTGCGAAGGTTGGTTCAGTCGGTGGAAGATTCAACGTTTACCGTGATACCAGAACAGAGGTTCAGAACAATGCAGCCTACAACAACCCGAATGTTAGTGAGTACTCCGGTGCTACAGCTAACATCGAGTATGCGTTGCTTGGCTATAAGGGTCCTGAATTCTACGATACTGGTATCATTTATTGTCCTTACATTCCTGTCATGGTTCAGAGAACTATCGGTCCTAACGACTTCGCGCCACGTGTTGGCTTGCTTACTCGTTATGGTGTTGTTGACAACATCTTCGGAGCGGATCTCTACTACCATGTCGTGCTTGTTCAGGGACTTGGTACTGCGTTTACGCCAGCTTCTCAGTCGGTATACTTCTAATAGTACGCCGCTGATTAAGCAGCAGTCGATAGACACAACTTATAAAAACGGTGGGACGAAAGTTCCACCGTTTTTTTTAGCTTTATTATGCTTATTTTTCGAAAATAACGACATGTTTTAATAAATATTATTATGGCAGCCAAAGACAACGCACCAATCATTTCATACGAGCATGGTTTTTATGCATCAAATACTGATCCAAATACCATGGGACCAACAATGGGATCTCCAAAAGTTGATCCACCTAACCTTTTAAGTTTTGTACCTCCTGTACCAAATTGTGTTGGTGGTAATATAGCTACAAGATCCGGATTTGATACTTTATCTTCAGGAACGGTTCCTACAGATACAGGGTCAGCGATAGTTGGAATTCTTTCATCTGGCTCCTATGGGCAACATTGGGGGTGTCGAGACGTAACAGGATCGCCGTCAATGTCTGCTGTAGCTGTCTTATGGACACTTCCAGGGGGACAGTCAATGAAAAACAACGCTGGTACTTATGCACAACGCGCTGCATCAGGTATTGCCGGTGTTGTAACTAACCAAAACGGCTCTGGTAAAAACTTTGTACCTGGAAAATGTACTCGTAAGGTTCACTTAAGTACTGGATATATCGCGTCAGGTGTACACTCTCATCAACGTACAACGACAATTCTAACGCACTTATCTTGCGCTATGGATCTTGCAGTTGTTTATGCTGATGGTACAACAGCAGGTTACTCTTTATCTGCTGATGCTTTAATGAGAAATACCACCTTTAGTGGTAATGGTTATACCGGACATAAGGGCTTATCAGCAAGAGGTAAAACAAGGATTACTAATGCCGGTGCCGTAAGTGCTTCTGGTTATAGAACCTTTGATAACGTAGGACCTAATATCAGACGTTTAGTTGCTTTAGGCTACCGTTAATTGTTTTAGATAATTCCTAAAATCTACTCTGAGGTATCTTCTTCAGTCTCCTCTGGTATATTATATTCAACACGTACTCTACCGTCTTCATCTGTAGTAGGGTTGTCATACATGTGAGGATCGTGTCTCTCGCCTAATACCATCCATGATACTGTAGCGGTGGAATCTGCTACACAGCTCTCAACCGTTAGTAGGTTGCCTGATACTGACCCTCTTACCGGATCCCAGTTAGTTTCATTTGTAGTAAACGTTCTAAAACATCTATTTAATGCGGTTAATGTACCTGAGGTCATACCGTGTTTATTGTCGATATTTACTGTAGCTTTACCAGCAGTTAATTCTACAACTCCACTATATATATTGTCTGCCTGTGGAGCCTCAACGAATGAGTGTGATAACCGCTTACTAGCAGACAACTCTGGTAATGGGTGCACAATATCAAAACACCCGGATGATTTACTCAAAGTACCACATATATTAACACCATAACATGCTATTATAGATGGCGTACCGCAACCACACCCGCATGCACCTGCCCCACCGATAGTCAAGCAAGCACAGCTACTAGCTGATGTTCCTATACCGGCACAAGAAAAACAAGCTGTCCCACCACACACAGATGTAGTACCGCATACTGCAGGGGATCTTAGACATGTTGTCGCGCAATGAGTACCAGTAGTACATGAACCTCCACTTGTAGTTACAAACTTTTTAGAGTTATTGTGATATAAATCAACACTACTGTTGCCACCAAATTTAGCAGCCATTTCGCCGCCTTGTACTTTTATATCGACATCATCAGCCCCTTGTACTACAACATCATCACCAGTACTGCAAATATATAAATCAGCAGTACCATTAACAATATAACCGTTACTTCCGTCATGGCATATTTTCAGATCATCATCATCACCAAGTCTCAAACAGTTACTATCTTTTAAATTTAGATCTCCGTTAATATAAACAACTCCAAGGTTACAGTTACCAATAGAAACTGTATTATTACCGCAACCACAAGTGCAGTAACCTATTACTGTTTCGTTTGTTGCCCCTGTAGCTGCAGATCTTGTACAAGCTCCTAAATATGTATTACAATCAGGAGAGCATATGCAACTACTTCCATTATTTTCAAATGATCCGGCAGCTAAACCAATAGCAACGTTACAACCACCGTCATCATTATATCTTAAAGCAATTGATCCAACCACTGTATTACATGAACCGGTACTAGCGGAGTTTCCAGCGCAGGAACCAATATATATATTACAATGACCTGATACATTGCTATTTCCTGCACCGACGCCAATACCAACATTACAGCCTCCACATGTGTTGTTATAGAGTGCCGATTGACCAAGACCAACGTTATGTGAACCAGTTGTATTTTTTTGCAGTGTTTGATAACCTACAGCAGTACTACCAGATCCTGTTGTGTTGTCGCAAAGAGTAGCAAAACCTACAGCAACAAGATTGCCTCCGGTCTTACAACCAGATCCCCCTACAGCTTGGTATCCTAATGCAGTTATTCTACAAGCAAGACATACAAATCTACCTGTTTCCCAACCAATAAATACATTGCAATGTCCACTAGTAGTACAACCTGCACCATAACCTACACCAACGTTTCTAAATCCAGTCTGACGTGACATTGCATATGAACCTACAGCAGTATTTTCATTAGTTGTGCAATTGCAACATAGAGCTCTATACCCTACAGCTGTATTGCTGATGCCGGTTTCATTTTGGTTTAACGCACATGCGCCCACTGCAGTGTTACATGGAGCGTTACTCTCATACAAAGCTCTATATCCTACAGCTGTTTGACTAACACCTGTTATATTTGTAAATAAAGATTGACCACCAACAGCAACGATTTGGTCAGCTGTGGATCCATTATAGCCTGCAGCATAACCAATGCCAACGTTTAGACCACAAGTATTATTTCTTAAAGCTGTACGACCTATCGCGACGTTGTAATCACCACATGTATTGCAATATAATGAAAAAGCTCCTATAGCAACGTTACAATCACCGCCTGCATTTGCATATGCAGCTGCATAACCAAGGGCAGTATTTTGTATACCAGTACTCTGATAAAGAGCATTACTACCTACAGCAGTATTATAAGCATTACTAGTATTACAATATAAAGCTGCATACCCAACAGCAGTATTATTACCGTCACCAGTTGAAGCAAACTGCAAAGCACGCGAACCAATAGCAGTATTAGAATTAGAAGTACTTGCATTTAACGCGCATATACCAAGAGCTGTATTATCATTATTACATACATTGCTTTGCAAAGCCTTATTACCTACTGCAGTATTACGAACACCGGTTGTATTAGCCGTAGCAGCACAAGATCCTACAGCTAGCAGGTCTCCTACGGTACTACTATACAGTGCTTTTGAACCTATAGCTACGTTAGAGTTACCGGTGCAGTTACTATAACCAGCTTGGCAACCTAAAGCAACGTTACAATCACCCGTTGTATTACTATATGCAGCTCCACAACCCACAGCAGTATTACGTAAGCCTGTTGTATTAGCCCCTAAGGCAGCATTACCTACTGCTACGTTTTGATAACCACTGCAGTTAGCTAGCAGAGCCTGAACTCCCACAGCAACATTTTCACCTCCATCAGTAGCAGCATTCAACGCTTGCAGACCGACAGCTGTATTAACAGCGGTGGTTTGTGCTGTTCCAGCCTGATATCCAATAAGAACACTACCAGTCGAGGTGGTGTTATGACCAGCACAGGTACCTATAGCAACATTACAATTGGCACCGCAACTCTCTTGCATTGCTTGCACACCTACAACAACATTATCACTACCGGTAATATCAAGACCTGCATAAAAACCTATACCAATGTTATTATTAGTACACTCTACCTCAAATAAAGCTTGATGACCTAACGCGATATTATAACAACCAGTGCAATTATTACACATTGCATAATAACCTTGAGCTATATTAGATTTACCGGTTGTATTATCTTTTAGTGAATTTTGACCTATAGCAATATTCCAATCACCACTAGTATTAGCATTCAAAGCACAAAAACCTAATGCTGTATTATATTCACCTTCTGTATTGTTGCGTAAATTTCTAAAACCTATACCAATATTACTATGACCACAGGTATTAGCTTTTAAAGTTTCCAAACCTACTGCAAAATTATAATTTCCTGTAGTATTGCTATTTAGCGTCTGCAGGCCTAGTCCAACATTATTACAGCCACTAGTGTAGCCCTGACCTGAGCATAAACCTATACTAATATTACAACCGACTGTCTGTGGGCCGGACCCTGCACAAGCTCCTATCGATACACTAAAGTTACCGGTAGTAGTACCACCACCGGCATTATTTCCCATAGCAATGTTTGCAGCCCCGGTAGTTATGCATTGGTTTGCTATACAACCTATACCAATATTTTGATTACCGCATAACCCAGCTGCCGCTCCCATGTTAGCTCTATAACCAATACCTATATTATGCTGACCAGTTGATACATATTGAGCGGCTTCCTCCCCTATACCAATATTATTACATGACCCAGCTATATCTCTTACATTGCTGGAAGCCATCATTAATGCTCTACAACCTATCGCGACATTATTAGAACCAGATACGTTATAATACATACTTTGATAACCCACAGCAACATTCTTAGCACCATCAACATTACATATAAGAGGCTGAGACCCTACGCCCACATTTTTGCTTCCTGTAGTAGTACTACAATTAGCGCGAAAGCCAACAGCAACATTATCACAACTGGTTGTATTAGAGCAGAGAGAACATGTACCCACGGCAATATTGCAACTACCAGATGTATTACATAACATAGCAAAAGAACCTAAAGCTGTGTTATGTGCACCACCGGCATTGTTAATATAAAGAGCTGTATACCCTACAGAAGTATTACCTCCACCTGTTGTACCATAATTCTGAGATGCATAACCAATGGCAGTGTTATAGACACCTGATGTGTTACACGCTGCAGCATATGCTCCGAAGAATGAATTACTGTTAGCAGTATTTTTTAGTCCTGCTAAATAACCTACAGCTGTATTATTTTCACAGGTTGTGTTACACATATGTGCTTGTGAACCTATAACAACGTTGTAGTTTCCTTCTGTATGTGCTAAAGCTGCGTTATAACCTACGGTAACATTCTGATCACCACATGTAGCATTCATTGATGCTTGATAACCTAAAGCTGTATTAAATCTTCCGGAAGTTATATCCTGTAAAGCGTCAGAACCTATTTTTGTGTTATATGTCTTATTATCACTACAATAACCACCACACTTGCTATGTGAGCTCAAAGAACCACATACAGTAAGTTTTTGATTTGGAACTGCTACACCTATACCAACATTACCAGCTGCTTCAACATGAATTCTATCAGTATTATCCGTCTTTATTATAACATCACAAGCTGTACCAGTATAATTACCTGCTATAACCATGTCTTCATCATAAGATCGAACAACACCGTCATTAACTACAAGACATTTATTAAAATAAAATCTACTTCGATCTGTACTAAAATGCATCCAACTACTGTTCTGTGGACCTATTTGAACATACCCATTAGGATTTGTAACTTGAAAAGAAGAACTTGTACCGTCTTTAAGATATAAACCACACGGGAATCGGAAGCATTGTGTAGCACTTATATCACCTACTACAGTTAGAGTTTCGTTTGGAATGTTTGTATTAATACCGACACATCCATTATGATCAATAACCATTCTTTGAGAAATATTTGACTCTGCAATTCCTGCGCCACTATTAGTTCCAAAAGAAAGTTTACCGTTTGCGCTTCCTGTTCTTATTGAACGAATCCACGCCCCATTATTGTCATAATTTTGAAATAAAATACCTGCGTTGCTGTTTGTCGTGCTGCTGCAATTAGTAATTTTGACTCCAGTGGTGTCGGATGTTGAATTATCTGAAGCTTCAACATCAAGTTTATTATCAGGACTTGTAGTTCCTATACCAACATTTGCGGTTCCAGGTAATAAACCAATATCTCTATTGGTTGTGCAAATATCAAAATCTGTAGTACCCAAGTAACCTACACAAGCGTACATTGTACCACCATGCCCATAGGTTATCCACATGTCATCTGAATCAGTAGTATCGCATAAATTTAACGCTGCACTAGGACCGCATACTGTAATAGACTCTCCATTAACAACTAAATCATCTGTAATACAAATATCCCCACTCGCGCTTATGTTACCTTTTACAGTTAATGCTTCATTTGGTGTGGTGGTATTAATACCTACTCTATTATTTGCTGCATCTGTAGCTAGAATCTCATTACCATTATCTGCCATTATATGAACATCGACATCTGCATTGGTATTGTTAAGAACAATCTTACTAGAACTTGCGTCATATTTTAACGCAGACTTACCACCAGCAACTAAGTTAACGAGATTTGTATCATATCGAAGATATGTATCACCGTCTCCATTATGATATAGGTACTCATTCATACCTATGTTACCAACAACATCCAATGTATAAGTAGGGGTATCAGTACCTATACCAACTCTATCAGTTGATGCATCAGTAAATAACAGATTTGTCTCAGTATCCCCTTCAACTCTAAAGTCTACATTTGCTCCTTCTTCATTGAAAGTTATTTCACTTACAGTATCTTGAGTAAGGTCTATAAAATTAACACCACCGGCTTGAATATTAATATCGTCGTCTGTAAAATTAATGTATGTATCAGCATCTCCGTTGTGGTAGATGTATTGGTCAACACCTATATTACCAGCTACATCTAATGTATAATCAGGTCTATTTGTACCTATACCCACATTACAAGCAAAGTAACTATTCATTTGAGTAGCACTAAGACCACCACAAGCACTAACGTTCCCATGGACAGTGATTCCAGTACTCGTTGTCTCAAATTTCTTTACGTTATCGTTAAAAAGCGAAACGGCTCCATTCGCTGCGAATGTTGCCATATCTTCTGAACCATCGGAATTTTCTAACTGGATAGAACTTGCAGTCCTAATATAAAGACTATTAGCTCCATTGGCAATATAGCTATGTGTTCCATCATTACAGATAGACATATTCATGGCGGTTCCAAATCCGGCTTTTACATTATCAGCAAACCGAAAATCTTGCTTAACACAAGTATTACTTGCACTACTATCAATTCTTATATACTCAGCAGCAGTACCACTTGAGTTTTCAGCGCAGAATATTATATCCTCACCATGATCGTAGTTATAGAAAATTATATCACCATTATGACTTTCAATGCAGTTATTAGTACCGTTATGATAAAATCTAAAATCACCACCAGTTCCAAGTCGAAGACTACAGCTGTCTGCTAAATTTAAAGCTCCATCAGGTCTATTTGTACCTATACCTACATTACCAGCAAAATAGTTTGTAGCACCGTAAGAACCAGTAGCACTAAGACCACCAGAACTACTTAATCCATGATTAATTATTCGTGCTCTTTGCTTACCTCCAGTACAAACCATTAAAGCTCTATTAGTATCATTGGCATTATAATCCACGTCGATAACTAACTGATCTGCAGAGCATATATATGCTGCATATGAATCATTAGGAAAAATCAAAGCATCACCGCCAATGCATACATCACTAGAAAATCTTCCACACTGCGCGTAAAGAAAGCCGTCAGTGCAAATACTACCACATGCTTCAATTGTACCGCATGCGCTTATGTTACCCTTTACGGTAAGCCTTTCGTTTGGGGTTGTAGTAGCAATACCTAAACAACCACTACTATCTAACCTCATTTTTGAAGAGGCATTCTGTGTAAAATCTGTAAATGAACTGCTATTATTAACTCTTAAACCACCACCAATAGCTGCAATATAATGACCACCAACACATACAAAAGCTTCACCCCACCCAGAAGATTGCATTACAGCATCAGCTCCTGGATGACCAGCTCCATCATCTGCTTGTGATACACATATCTTTGTTACACCACCGCTGTATCCAGCTCCACTTACATGTAAGGTTGCAGTTGTTGGGTCTGTACCAATACCAACCGCAGCAGTACAACCTCTGGTGGGTGAAGCAGATATTGCTATACCATATGCTTTAGATGTACCTATTTGTACACACCCATGACAACCACTAGTAATATTAGTTTCTCCAACATTTGAAACATATTGTGAATCTATTTTTGTAGCAACAACACAACTAGTACCTCTAACAAGCTTACCCTGTACATTACAGCAAGTAGTACAGATATGACCAAGAGCACTAACGTTTCCGGATACAGTAAGTTTTTCATTTGGTGTTGTTGTACCTATACCAACGTCACCGTCACTTAGATCTATATTTAAATTGCTAGCATTTAAAGAATTTTGACCTCCTATATATCCTGTTCCACCAATCGATCCTATAAAATAACTATCAGAATTATCTCTAACGCGTAGATAACCATGATTATCAGAAGAATAAAAATCAGCGAGTAGCTCATCAGAACTCTGAACATCAAGAGTATAGGCCGGCCTACTAGTACCAATACCAACTCTGCATGCAAAATAACTTGGCATTTGCGTAGCACTAAGACCACCACAAGCGCTTATATTACCAGCTACGGTAAGTCTTTGACCAGGAGCTGTAGTCTTTATACCAACACATCCATTAGCATTAGTAGTTAAGTACTCAACTCCATCAGTTACTATTGAAAGTCTTGTTGGACCACTAAAAGCTTTTAAACCATAATAATTACCCCCAGCAGTGTAAAGGTCATGGAATACAAACCCATCTTTATCACCTCCGACGCCAGCTAAAAATCCACCGTCTTTAGCTATTATATTACCAGCTACTTCTAATTTTTCTGTAGGGTTCGTACACCCTATACCAACATTGCCTCCGTTTTCAATATAAAAAGCAGATGTACCATCATCTTGAAAGTCTACTACTGGTTGCGCTCCAGTTTGATTTGCGAGAATCGCCGGCCCTGTACCCGAATTACGAACTTCAATAGCAGATGTTGTACATATTTTTGTATCAATACATGTTACTGAACCACGTACAGATAGATCACCTGTCATAGTAGTATTGCCTGTAAACGTCTTATCACCAGCAATTGTTTGCGAACCGGTTGTACGTACAACTGTAGAGTTAACAGCTATGGTACCAGACGAAGTTATTGTACCTCCATCTAAACCGTCGCCAGCTGTAATGCTTGTTACTGTTCCTTCACAATCGTTACCAACAGTACAAAATATAGTATTTAAATCACGACCAGCAGAAACAATACCATTACGGGTATTACAAGCACTTAACCCACCAGTAACACATACGCCTGAATTAGTTGTCTCGAACTTCTTAGCGTCATTAAATCTGAGCTCTACTCTTCCATCTGGAACATACATCAATCCCTTATTGGCATTATGCCCTATAACGACTGAATCATTACTGTTATTTCTAATAAATAGATCACCAGTAGAATTATCAATATAAGAATTTTCGCCGGAGGAGCAGTGATATATTTGTAAATCGTTACCGGTACCAAACATCGCTTTAACGTTGTCTGAATGCTTTATTGCATCTGCAGATTCATCAGCCTGAAAATAACCACCGTTATCCATGCATACTAGCAAGTCACCGTTATCAATAGTAAGAGCGTATCCAGGTCTGTTTGTACCAATACCTACGTTACCTGAAAAATAATTAGCTTTATTAGCATGAGAATGAGCGCTAAGCCCACCGCATGCACTAACGTTACCAGATACTGTTAATTTTTGCTCTGCTTCATCGTTACCGATACCAACTTCTCCTGAACTTCTTATACGTAGCTTTTCACCGCCGTTAGTACGAAGCGCCATATAATCATACTGATGGTTATATATAACAGCTCCTGAATACAGAGAGCTAGCATCAGCCATATAAAGTATACTGTTATTTGTAGTACTTGAAGATTTTAAAAATAGATAAGAACTACCGCTAGAAGATTCAAATCTTGGACCATCAGAGCCGGTAAAACAAACATGAAAAGGGGCAGCAGGTCTATTTACACCTATACCAACCTTACAAGCAAAGTAATTATTTACTTGCGTTGAGCTAAGGCCTCCGAGAGCGCTTATACCACCGGTTGTTGTTATTTTTATAGGTCTTGACATTTTATATATATATTTAATTACATTTTGCGAATCATCGCCTTAACTAAGTGTGAATCTCCTGCACCAGCTTCCATAGATTGAGCTATAACAGAGCCATAAATAGGATTACGCGTTTTTCTACCGTGTCCCGGTTTATCGGATGTAGTTATATAATCACCAATCTTTATGTCTCCAGTAACTAGAACAGGCTCTGCACCTAAAACTATTGGCTGACATACACCATTCTGCGTTACTCCAAATACTTTTTTATCGTTTTCTCTTGTTGATTGTATTAAGTCTCCACATTCACCTATAACAACAAGTGTGCCAGTTGGGTAGCAGGCTAATGTGGCATTAGCGGCTTTTTCCTCAAAATAACCACCAGCTATAACACAAGCAAAATAACCATTACCTGAAGCACTTACACCGCCTCCTACTGTAAGTCTTTCATTTGGTGTGAGAACACAGCCTGTATTATCGTTGCCTATACCAACAAAACCGCATGCACAACTATCAGTACCTATAGTCATTCTAGGTGTTGTACCAGATACATCTATCTTGATATTACAATCACCTATAACTAGATTGTCAGAACTATCCATCTTAACCGCATCAATTACACCGCCACTGGCAGTTTCTGTTTGATATCTTCGGTTATTATCAATTCTTATATCTCCTCCGGCTACATGTAGTAGTGACTGTGGAGCGCATGTACCAATACCAACACATCCAGTTGCGTCGATACGCATTTTTTCATTAGAATCACCGACATTAGGTGTTTGAAATCTTATTGTAGTAGCACCTACTGCAAAATTTGTAGAGCCAGCATTAATCTCCATTCGAGATGTCCGGCCTGCAGAAGCACCTGACCCCCAAGCATTTATCCAAGCACTATATTCTGAATTTTGTAGTTCAATAGTTGGACCCGTGGTATCATATTTTTGAATATGTAAATTATAGGCTGGTCTATTTGTACCTATACCAACTTTACAACCAAAGTAACTATTCATTTCAGTAGCACTAAGACCACCACAAGCGCTTATGTTACCAGCTACAGTTAACTGCGTACTACTTTGACAAGCTATGCTGTTACCAATTGTATCTGTATCAGACCAAACTGGTAAGAAACAAGCTGTACCGGTACCATCAACGTTACCTGAACTCGTAGCAAAGATGTCTGCTAGATCACGACCAGCTGAAACAAAACCATTATGTGTAGAGCTTGCAGAAACTCCACGAGTTACAGATGCGCCCCGTGTAACTGTAAGTGCGCGTACGCTAGCATCACCATCAACATTTAAATCATTTGTAGCGCATATACTACCAGATGTTTTCGACCCGGTATTTGTTGTTTCAAACTTTTTAGAACCGCCATAGTATAATTCTACACTATTAGACTGATTCATGTTTGCTAATAAGTTTCCAACAGCATCTTTAAATATTATATCATTACCACCGCAAATGTATAAATCCCCAGTGCCAGTTTCGTTAATATAAGAATTTGAACCGTCATGATATAATTTTAAGTCTTCAGAATTACCTAACGTTATACAAGTACTGTCGGGTACTCGAATTGCATCAGCCGCGCTGAGAACCCCACAAGCGCTTATGTTACCAGCTACAGTTAGAGTTTCATTAGGGACTTCTGTACCGATGCCAAGTTTGCCATCAGCTTGAAGGTTTAAAACTGTACCGCTTGAATTTTTAGCTTTAAGAATGTCTCTACTATCTGAAGTTGTGGCAGTTTCCAAAAGCAAAACACTTCCAGTAGATGTCGTTCTTATTCTAGCGGTTGGGGTAACACTACTGTTAGCACCTTGAATACAAAAAGTCTGTTGATCTACACTAGAGTAAATATCGAGACTGGTTTCTGGTCTACATGTACCAATACCAACCTTACAAGCAAAATAACCAACACCTTTGGTAGCACTAAGACCACCACAAGCACTTATGTTACCTGCTACAGTAAGCTTTTGTTCAGGACCAGCAGTACCAATACCAACACAACCGCCATTGTGTGCTAAACAAGTATCACCAGCATCATCTATTTCCAATCTAGTATATTGCGTACCGCCTTCACTTGCGGCTTCTTGTAATAAAAACCTTCCACTGGAATCAATACCTTGTTGCCATATTTGCCCTGTTCCTGTTCTTGAAAGTCTAAAGGTTGGTGAACTACTATTAGATACATGTAATTGAGCATTTGGAGTTGTTACTCCGACTCCAACACTACAACCAAAGTAACTATTCATTTCAGTAGCACTAAGACCACCGCATGCGCTTATATTACCAGCAACAGTAAGTTTTTCATTAGGTGTTGCTGTACCGATACCGACCTTACCCGTATCTCTAGGAATTATTATAACCGGATTATCATCTGACAACGTTGTATTATTATCAGCATGAACCCCTAATATTAAATTGTTATCAGCACCGTCATATTGAACATAACCACCCAGCCAGTTTGAACTTCCTTCAATAAGACGAAGTTTTGATCCCTCATCATCATTTCCATTACTCTGAATAGCTAATGTGGCTGCACCAGATTGACATATATGAAGGGGGTACTGAGGAGAATTTTCACCTATACCAACATACCCATTACCATCGATGGTCATTTTTCTACCAGCTGATACACCGAACGCCATCTTGTTCTCGGAATGCCTATATTGTACATAACCGACATATGAACCGGTCCCCGACGTTGCATCAGCAAAATATAAATTAGCATTGTTATTATCTTCAGCAAAGATTGTTATACCTTGTCCTCCTGACCCACTACCAACAACTAGTGAGTTACCATCGCTACCAAAAGTGCCCGGTCTATTATTACCAATACCTACACTACAAGCAAAATAACTTGGCATTTGTGTAGCACTAAGACCACCACAAGCGCTTATGTTACCTGCTACAGTAAGTTTTTCATTAGGTGTTATATTGCCAATACCAACACCAGTTTCATCTATTCTAACTCTATTAGTTCCAGTGCCTCCACCAGAAGCATCTGTATTTAAGTAAATGTCATTAGCTGCAGCTGCAACTAAATTTTCACCAGAAGATGATATAATAGTGAGATTATCAAAAGAATCATCTCCAATAAAATGACCATCACCTAAAGTTAAATTACCGTCTAAACTTACTCCATCATTTACTGCAGAAAGGGGACTATCACCGATTGTATCTGTATCATTCCATTGTGGTATCTTGAACTTTGTACCGGTACCATCAACGTTACCTGAACTTGTTGCAAAGATGTCTGCTAAGTCTCTACCAGCTGAAACAAAACCATTGCGTGTGTTACAGGCGCTTAAACCTCCTACAATATCTACACCCGATGCATCTGTACGAAAACGCGTTATGTTATTGTGATACAAATTAACAGCCCCGTCCTCAAAGGCAGTCATCATTGTCTCGCCATTGTTTGCTGATTTTAATCTATACGCATTTGTACTAACTATTAAATCACCTGTCCCGCTTTCGTCTCGAATGTAAGAATTAGAACCATCATGATATAATTTTAAATCTTGTGAATTACCTAATGTTATACATGTACTGTCGGGTACTCGAATTGCATCTGCTGCACTAAGAACCCCACAAGCACTTATGTTACCTGCTACAGTAAGTTTTTCATTTGGTGCTGCTGTACCTATACCAACATTACCATCACTACTTCCTGTACCACCACGGATTGTCATCGCAACATTATCCGCCGGCGCAAATTGAATTAAGTTTAAGTCAGTTGAACTTTGATATTGCGTAGATAAAACAAGGGAGTTTTGAGCAGTTTGGTCGAATACAATTTTAGCTGTTTGTGTACCACCATCAGCATCTTCAAGAAGTATCTGTGTTGGATCACCAGAAGCATCTTTAATATGTAAATCAGCAGTAGGGGTACTAATACCAATACCAACTTTACAAGCAAAGTAACTATTCATTTTAGTAGCACTAAGACCGCCGCAAGCGCTTACATTACCTGCTACAGTTAGTTTCTCGTTTGGTGCTGTATTACCGATACCAACATTACCACCCTTGCAAACATAGAACATGTTGTCGCCGGCTCCTACACTACCACCAGTGTCTATTCTATAATCTCCGCCTGTAGTAGCTCCTGTCGAAATACAATCACTACCTTGCTGAAAGCGAATTTGTCCTTGATTACTTGACCCGCCAATTGTTACTAACTGAGTACCATTTCTATGAAACTGCGATAAAGTACCACCAGCAGCATTAACATGTAGTGGTGCTTCTGGTCTACATGTACCTATACCAACCTTACAATCAAAGTAACTATTCATTTGTGTAGCACTAAGACCGCCGCAAGCGCTTATGTTACCAGCTACAGTTAACTGTGTACTAGTTTGACAAACTATACTGTTACCAATTGTATCTGTATCAGACCAAACTGGTAAGAAACAAGCTATACCAGAGCCATCAACGTTACCTGAGCTTGTTGCAAATATATCTGCTAAGTCACGACCAGCAGAAACAAATCCTCGACTTGTGCTGGATGCATTTACATTAGTACCGCTTATAGAGGTGCCTAGTATCGATCCACGAGCACTTAGATTACCACTACAGGTAAGGACGGCTGATTTCTTCCATCCACTTTCAAACGTACAAAAATTATAATCTCCAGGAAAGCAGAAATTTACATCTGTCCCAGCCGCGGCTGTTGACCTTAAGGTCGTCTCACCTGTGGTGTCAAACACCACAGTTGGTGCTGTTCCCTTAATACAGACCGAGTCGTTATATACAGTAAGCTCCGTGCCGGTACGTTCACAAAGTGAAATACCACCTGTATACCTTGAATGTATACAACTACTATAAGGAAACTCAATTTTTGCGCCTGTCGCGCTACCGCTCCCACCATTAAGTAACTTTATAAGAGTAGGAGCAGTGTTATCTTGTTCACTTCCTGCTGTAAGTCCTCCTACTATAGTAGCTCCTCCACAAGCGCTTACGTTACCTGCTACGGTCACCGTGTTAGTACCACCACTCAACAAACTATTCGTTAGAGTGTCTGTATCTGACCATTGCGCTATATAATTTGCTGTACCAGACCCATCAACACTACTCGCGCATGTTTCAAATATATCTGCTAAGTCGCGACCACCTGATATAAAACCTCCATAAGAACTATTACAAACAGCAACACGCTCTGCACTAAGAGTGCCTGTTGCGCTTATGTTACCAGCTACAGTAAGTTTCTCGTTTGGTGTAGTATTACCTATACCAAAATTACCCGCGGGTGTGATTGAAGCGCGGTATGTCGTATTTGTATCATCATATATACCAAAACTACCATCATTATTAATAATTGAAAAATCAGAATCGTTATTTGTATCTTGTAAAAATATTCTAGGATATGTACTTGTTAATTTTAAATTACCAGCAACTGTGAGTTCTTGATCAGGTCTACATGTACCAATACCAACTTTACAAGCAAAGTAACCAACACCTTTAGTAGCACTAAGACCACCACAAGCGCTTACGTTACCTGATACAGTAAGCTTTTGACCTGGTGCAGTATTACCGATTCCAACTTTACCAGATGAAGGCATTAACACATCATATGTTAACTGATTAACTCTGAATAGATCAGTACCGTTTCCAGCCTCTACTCTCAATCCATCGTAGTTACCACTAGCACCACCGCCACAAATTACAACTAGATCTCTATCAATTGTCTTAAGAGCTGATACTTGCAAGTATGATGTAGGCCAGTTTGTATTAATTCCGACATTACAAGCAAAATAACTCGGCATTTGTGTAGCACTAAGACCACCACAAGCGCTTACGTTACCCGCTACAGTTAGTTTTTGACCTGGTGTAGTTGTACCTATACCTACACAACCACTATTTAGGATAGCCATTCTGGTCTGCAGAGTGCCACCGCTACAAGTATCAAAGAAAATATCACTGCTGTTGTTATTAGCTCCATATATATGGGTATCAGTAGTGCTATCCATTCCTATGATATCAAAAGGAAGTGATCCTCCATAATAGCCCCTTAATGCTTTGCCTTGTGGAATTAAAATATTACCGTCGACGTGCAGTGTTTCGGCTGGTCTACATGTACCAATACCAACTTTACAATCAAAGTAACTATTCATTTGTGTAGCACTAAGACCGCCGCAAGCGCTTACATTACCTGCTACAGTTAACTGTGTACTAGTTTGACAAGCTATACTATTTTCAATAGTATTAGAATCAGAAAAAACAGGTAAATAATTAGCAGTACCAGAGCCGTCAATATTTCCGGATGATGTAGCAAATATATCTGCTAAGTCTCTACCGCCTGATATAAATCCACCGTAAGAACTATTACAAACAGCAACACGTTCTGCACTAAGAGTGCCTGTTGCGCTTATATTACCTGATACAGTTAGCTCTTCATTTGGTACTGATATACCGTTGATTCCCACTTTATTTGTATTTGCATCAGTCTTGAATAGCGGGTTACCTTCATTAGCACCGGTACCCTTAATAATAATATCTACATTATTACCACCATCATTGAATGTAATATCGTGTGGCTGAGCACCAGCATCGTTTAAATCTATATATGATATACCACCAATATTAAATCTAAGTCTATCATTTGTAAGATTAATATATGTGTTAGGATCACCATTATGATAAATGTATTGGTCAACACCTATATCTCCCGCAACATCCAGTGTATAATCTGGCGTGTTTGTACCAATACCGACATTACAACCAAAGTAACTATTCATTTCAGTAGCACTAAGACCACCGCAAGCGCTTACATTACCTGCTACAGTTAACTGTGTACTAGTTTGACAAGCTATGCTATTAGTAAGTGTATTACTGTCAGACCATGAGGGTAAGAAGTTAGCAGTTCCGGAACCATCAACGTTACCAGAAGTCGTTACAAAGATGTCTGCTAGGTCTCTCCCAGCGGAAACAATACCTCCATTAGTGGAGTTAGCACTAATAGAGCAAGCTTGAACTGTATTACAAGCGCTTATGTTACCTGCTACAGTAAGCTTTTCATTTGGTGTTCTAGTTCCTATACCAACCTTATCAGTTCCGGCATCTGTGTATAACAAGCCATTATCTGTGGTTCCTTCTACTCTAAAGTCTACATCCGCGCCAGCTTCATTAAAAGTAATTTCACTTGCAGTATCTTGAGTAATATCTATAAAATTAACACCACCGGCTTGGATATTAATATCATCTTCAGTAAAATAAATGAAAGTATCATCATCACCGTTATGAATAAGACATGCCCCAATACCAACACTACCAGCTACATCGAGCATATAATCCGGTCTATTTGTATTAATACCAAGCCTTCCCTCCAAGTAATTATAACCATTTTTACCTGAAGCGCTAAGATTACCATTAGAGCTTATGTTACCAGATACAGTAAGTGCTTCTTCGGGTAAAGCGTTATTATTAGAACCTATAAAGACTTTAGTACCATTACCAAATACTGCTCTATTACCGGTATCATAATCTAACAATAACATTTGATTACCATCTGCAACTATTCTAAATGAATCCGCCGCGTGTGATTCAATCCAAGTTGCATGATCATTTTCAAAATATATTCTTTGATCTTCATCTAAAAATATATCACCTCTTGGATTAACGTTATAACCACTAAGATTACCAGCTGCACTTACATTACCTGATATAGTTGCATTACCAGCTGCACTTAGGTTACTAGTCGCACTTAAGCTACCATCTATAGTAAATTGCGAGCCAGCCTCTCGTGCTATACTATCAGTTAACTGTGTTGTTCCAGACCATTTTGTTATTCGGCCTGCTGTTCCAGTTCCACAAACACTACCAGAAGAAGCAGTAGTTGCAAATATATCTGCTAAATCACGACCACCAGATATAAAACCACCATATGATGTATTACAAACAGCAACACGTAATGCGCTAAGATTATTTGTTGCGCTTACCTTACCTGATACTGTTAGCTTTTCATTTGGATCTTTAGTATTAATTCCTAAGTTTCCAGTATCAGCAAAGTATATTACACCACCCTCTTGATCAACAAATTCTGCAATTGGTTGACTAGCTCCCTTTTGTCTTACATATAACGCTGGTCCTGTACCATTATTAATAACGGATAAAGCAGAGGTTGACGTTACAATAGTCTTCGTAAATATAGCAGATGATGCTTCAAACTCTGTTGCAGTTAATTTATCAAACGTCGCATTAGTCCCGGTAAGTGCGTTCAAGTAAGCATTACCACCCACAGACAAATCCTGCGTGATAGTTGCACCATTCTTTACCTTAAAATCTTTATTTAGCGCCATATTTACGAGTTCACTTTCCCCCGTAAATATATTTATGTTGCTTTAATTCAATCGAATAAGTTAATAATGTGCAACACCATATATTGTTACATTACAATCAGCTGTAGTTGTTATATCTAGATTAATAAACTCCAACCCAACACTTACTGTGACATCTGATAAAAGTGATGTGGCTTGTGCGTCAACTATACCATATGTTGTACCATCAGCTGTACTTACACCGTCGTGTGTTACTAATATTTCGAAAGCTGTTCTAGAAGGTGTGTTGTTTGAAAGAGTTACTACATACTTAGCTGTTTTAAAGTCGCTCTTATTAAATGTTGCTATTGTATTTGCTCCTGTAGTAAGAGGGCCTGTAAATACACTAGTTTTTGTAAACACGATACCTCCAGCAGCATATTCAATAATATCTCCTCTAACAATTAAATCACCGTCAATCTCATCATTATTAAAAGTAAACTCATCTCCTTCTTCTACAGAATCCCATGTTACCTTACCATCACCTGTTGTTTTTAAAAATAACCCCTTTTCAATTCCTGTTGACTTTATATCAACACCCTCAACATTTACTTGTGAACTGGACAATATATTACCGCTCCAAGTACCAAAAAAATTATTTGCAGATACACTACCGGATAGTACACTTATATTACCAGCTACTGTAAGCCTCTCGTTAGGTATTATACCCAGACCAACGATTCCCTCAAAATAACTTCTACCGTCATATGTTCTTATAGGCTTAGCCATCAAACATATTTAATCTACATATCCACGATATCTAATAAATGTAGCGCAGTTGTTAGCTTCATCAGCTAGAGGATCGTAACCAGTGGCTTGCCCGCGATCTCGGCTAGCCCAGTGGTATACATAAGATGCTTTATTGATATGTTTTACAGCAGAATAGTCACCATCTCTCCTCTTTAGAGCAGTGAGTAGAGGCATTGCTAATGCATGATCTGTACCCATTTTGAACCAGTTATTATCCCAATCTAAAAAATTTGCTATCGGAATTCTTTTTAGTGCCTTTACTTTAAACGTACACATATGACTGGTAATCCATTCTTCTTTATATGGATTCCAATCTTTTGATGGTATAGTTCTATCTACCGTAGAAGAAGGTCCTTTACCCTCTCCGGGTGCTGATTCACACGAACACCTAAAATTAGTATAAACATATTCAAGCTTTGAATCAGACTTATATGTTTCATTAATCTCTGATAATACATCTTTATTAGCTATCCAATCATCTGTATCTACAACACATATAATATCTTCTAGATCTTTATTAATAGAATTATCATAGATATTTTTTAATCTATATTGTCTCTCTGTATTTTGTATAATTGTTAAGTAAGAAATATTTTTATTACTAATTTTATCAAGTAGATCTGGAGTACCATCATCTGATATATCATCAATTAGAGTATGTGACTCAGGCTGTAAAGTTTGCCTTTGTACACTTTCAACACAATTAAAAATTGCTTTACTAGGATTTCTCCCAGTTGAAACTACATGTATTTTGCTCATTATTGCTTCGGAGTCTTAACATGAGGTACATCAACTTGACTTAGAGTATGATGTAGAAGCCTTTCATGAGATACACGTTCAGGGTTAATATCAATACCACCTCTACGAGCATACAAGCAACGAACAGCTAGCTCATCTGGACCAATAGTATCCATTAGTCTTTTATAGATAGCTTCGCAAATTTCTTCATGAAAATGACATTCATCCCTAAAAGATACAATATACTGCAACAAAGAAATAGGATCTACAGTATTTTTACCTTTCATATAGATATAAACATCGCCCCAATCAGGCTGTGATGTTACCCTGCAGTTTGACTTTAGCAAAGCACTATGATAATAAACTTTTTCCGAAGGAGCATCTTCAATTTCTTTTAGAAGGTCAGGATCTTCAGCATAAACAGTAAATTCAATATCTTCAATAGGATACTCATCTTCAAGAGTTATATAACTAGGCGTACAATCTTCGCCATGCATCCATTCTTTTTTAGCAGTAAAGATATTAGTATCAGATAATACATAAGCATTAGTATGTACTTTAACTTGAACCTTTGTCTCAAGTAGGTTACTTAGATCTTGAGAAGCAATATCGCTAATATTTTTAAGAACTTCTTCAGTAGTCTCACCTAAACGAGTCATATTAAAGGAGTTAAAGTATAATTTAATAGACTTAGACTCAACAATATATTTACTACTGCAAGGGTAAACAATTTTAGCAACACCGACAACAGGAAGACCATTAACAGTCAAAGCAGAAATTTCATACGCATTCCAAGTATCGTTACCCAAAAAAGGTAAATTATCATCTTTAATACCAAGATGCGTTCTATTAGATTGACGAGGCTCTCTAACTAAAAGAGAGGCATCATACTTCGATTTATACTTAGACGTCTGTCCAAGATGCTTACTAATATTGCTGTTATCAAGTTTTACCATATTAAATTTTAATTGCTATATTAAGTTTATCAAGAGTCGACTTAATAGTCTTTAACCTCTCTTTTACTGTACCTTCTAAATGCACTACACGAGGACCTTTTTCGATAATATTATATTGCATATACATATCAAAGAGACCAATAATATCTTCACGAAAGATCTTATCAACACTTCTTTCCCCATCGTCTACTAGCTCAACATCCTCATGACTAGTATAAAAAATAACATCATATTTGTTTATAATCTTTTTATAGATAAGCTCACAAGCATCAAAAGTAGCTCTACCAATTTTTTTATTATCTAAAAGATAATGACTATAAACTATACCATCTAATGCGCATCGATCAAGTATTTGATGAACACCTCTTACAATATGATCAGCGCGATCTCTAAAAATATTTCTAACATGCTCAGTCATAATAAGCATTTGAGTCAGATCGTCTCCGCTTTCGTTAATAGGCATATTATATTCCCTTTTAACTAACCTAGTAACCTCAGGAACAAACACAAACGGATAATCGCCATTTTCTTTATACAAATGCTTGAGTAGAGTAGTTTTACCCGTACATTGCGCGCCAGTAAACGAAAATATCATACCTTATTATATAAATGTTCCTTTAGAAAACTATCCCACGTTTTTAGAGAGGTAGCTCTTAGTGCATCAAACATTTCAAATAACGTTGTTATGTTAGCAGATGATACTTCAGATTCGGTAGCTATCTCTCCAGCATCCACCTCTTCGACAACTTTATGTACAACGCTGCCTACAGTATCGTACTTATGAATATTTTTCCATGCTTTATATTGTGGATTATGTCCTTTTAGCTCAGGGTATTTAGTTATAAGACCAGGATGGCCGTTGTAAATATTATATTTCGTGCATTTATCTGGAGGTATAATTCTCAACCACCCGTTTAAAGTAATTAAGGTATTTTCTGGATCATCAACAACCTCATCTAATATATCTAACGTTGTATATTCTTCACTCGTAGTTAACCATCGATATTCTACTCCATCAACATAATTCTCAATTAAACCCGAGTTATTATTCGAAATAATAAGATCAGGTACTCTATCTACTCGTTTTGTTATATCAATAATTTCTCGACCCGTCTGAGAAAATAAGGCAATCCAATTTTTAAACTTCATCATAGATATGATAATGCCGTCCAGTTAATAAGCAAGTGTATAGTATTGTCACACGCTACTAGGAGCCAGATAGATAACCATTGTGGTACATCTTTATGGTAGCCGGTTTCTCTACAATCGTCCCACGCGTTTCTATATTTTTTAGGCTGGAGGACAATATTACGCGCATATACAACATATCTGGCTAGCCTAAATCTATCAATAAAGAAATGAGTTATACAAATTACTGAAAAAGCTGCTAATGATGGCTCCAGGATAAGAAATGGCAACGAATATGTAATCGCATGCGCTGCAGCTGCTTTACTACATTTCGTCTTATTGAGTGCCATCCAATCGCTCTGAAGGAGATAGTCACCAATTAAATGGAGTATCAGTTGGAGCATTATTTATATTTTATATCCAAATCCCTATTTTTCAAGTGTTATAATAAATAATTTTGTGGAAGATTTTTTAAAACTGGTTACTGATGTGGGATTTCCTATAGCTGGCGCTATTGTATGTGGTACTTTTGTATTTATTATTCTAAAATTTATACTTAGTGAGATAACAGGTGCAGTAAAAGGGCTTGGCGGAATGATAAAATCATTAGAAAATAGAGTACAAACTATGAATAATGATATTGTTAAGATTGATACATTAGTTTCGTATGCCTTTAACAAGCATCCGAACTTAGATAGATTAGCAGCAAACGAAGGGAAGGAGGATGCGAGAAAAGACTAATGGGTGATGAATTAGTACAGGCAATTAATGATTTTGGATTTCCTATTATAGCAGCTTTCGGTTTAGGATATTTTGTGTATTATACTTGGAACTGGGTTGTAAAAGAAATAAAACCAGTATTAGATGAATCTACCGGTACATTAATAGGTCTTATCGATAGGATAAGAATGTTAGATAACGATATGATCAGACTTAACACAAAAATACAGATGATTCTCCAAGAAAAGGAACAAAAGGAGCAAGAAGAGAGGAAAGAAAATAAAAAAAGAAATAAACGTATTTTGGATACTAAGCTCTAGCATTATATATTAATAGGGGTAAATATGGTTATGAAGTATTTTTGGTTATTATTACTTTTCTGTAGTAGTGCCTTAGCTGACGAATTAAAGTTTAGGTTTAAATCGCCTTCTTTTAATGGTGTTGGCTATAGCGCGCATAAAATAAATCTAGAGAATATTTCAGCAGCTAGGAAAAAAATTATTAAGGATGAAATAAAATCTTTAGAAATTCAAGCAAACTTAGCTGCGCAGAGAACGCCTCTGAATGTCTTTATGACTAACTTACAGTCACGAATATATTCAGAGCTTTCGAAGCAAGTAACAGAGCAGCTATTTGCCGACACAGGCTCCGATTCAGGGTCATTCGACTTAGATGGTAATACTATTTCATGGTATAGATTAGCTGATCAAATTAACTTAACAGTTGCAGATACTGACGGTGATCTAACTACTATCTTAATTCCGATTGGATCGCTCCTCTTACCCGAGCCTTTGACTAATGAACAAACTTCTACTGAATAGCCTTATAGGCATTACATTTCTCTTAAGTGGTTGTGCAAGTTTTCAAGATACTGGATCTAATAAACCGCCTACTGTTGCACCTACTCCTTTATTTGAAAGGCTAAGTAAAATTCCAGAATTAGATGGTGAGCCTATCTACGTAGGTGTTAATAGTTTTAAGGATCTAACAGGTGCTAGAAAATCAGTAGATAATTATGCTAGTTTTTCCTCTGCAGTAACCCAAGGTGGAGAAGCCTGGTTAATCGAATCGTTATTAGACTCGAATGGGTGGTTTAAAGTTTTGGAAAGAGGTGAGCTAGATACGGTAATGAGAGAAAGAGCTCTAGTACAACAAACTAGAGAAGATTTTACAGATGATGATGACACGGGATTGAAACCTTTATTATTTGCCGGATTACTTATACATGGAGGAATTATTAGTTATGATACAAATGAGGTTTCCGGGGGTATTGGAGCTGCTTACTTAGGTATTGGAGCTCATGAACAACATAGGAAGGATGTTGTAACTGTTTCTTTAAGATTTGTAAGTACATTAACAAGTGAGATACTTTTATCTTCTACTGTATCAAAGACTATCTATTCAACAGCTGTAGGCTCAGATGTTTTTAAATTTGTAAATGATGCTCTAGATCCACTAGAAATTGAAATTGGTTTCGCGAAAAATGAACTCGTATCAGTAGCAACTAGAGCAGCAATAGACTTAGCTATTATTGAGCTTATTGAAAAAGGCGAAAAGAAAAAAATGTGGAAATTTAAAAAACAACCTAAAAAAGAAAAACCATCACCAGATCCTCAGCCAAAAAAGGAAAAAACAACCACTAATTCAAAGAAAGATAAGTCTATATTAAGTGGAATAAAAAGGTAGATTTTACATAAATATTTTTATGAATATAAAATCTATTTTAACAGCTCTGTTACTATCGACAGGTTTACTATTTTCTTCTAATGAGATTTACTTAGATCAAATAGGAAGTGCTGGTGTTTTTAACATTTCGCAGATAGGGTCAGCTAACAAGTTAGGTGAAGGTACAAATCGCTCGCGTGTTGAAGGTGAGGAAGTAGTATTTAACGTAGCTACTATTGGTAATGAAAACCTGGTTGATATTGATTCAATCGGTAACGAAGAAGAGGTAAATCTTCAAGTTGAAGGTGATGCTAATGAATTTATTCTAGCATTAGAAGGTGATCAAAATACTGTAAATGCATTTGTTGCAGGTGATTCTAATAATATTCTTATTGCTGGCAATCAAGAAGATACACAAAAAGCTACTGTTAATAATGGTTTAATAAATTTAAATGTTGAAGGGTCAACTAACGATATTGAGTTATTATTGTTTGATACATCATATACGTTTACAGATTATTTTATTGGTGGTTCTTTAAACACAATTAGCTCTTATCAAGAAGGTCACGGAGGGCTAATTGGTCACTCCCAACTAGTTGATGTTTTCGGAAGTAGTAATAATTTATTGATATCTCAAGTAGGTTCTGAAAGTCAGTTTATTGAACTTTCAATTCTTGGAAATGAAAACAACTACCAAATATTCCAAACCGATGGCGGCTTTGACCCAACATTCATGCCTGAGCAAATTGGTAACGGGGTTACACCAGTTAATGATTTCTCCAATCCAGATGGTCCTCCGCAAGGTGGCCCTGGTGGTATTAATCCTTAATATATTATCTGTTTCGGTTTATGCGGAAATAGGAAATGTAACATCACAGACTAAAGCAGCTAGAATTACCAGAAAGGGTGATAAAATTTTAACTGAAGTTAATACTCCAGTTGAAATGAGAGATCTAATAGAGACTCTAAAAGGTAGAACAAATATTAAATTTGTTGATGATACTAAAGTAAGTGTTACTGAGTACTCTAAACTTCTAATTGATGAGTTTGTTTATAACCCAGAAAAGAAAACCGGTAAACTCTCTCTTAAAGCCGCACTTGGTACTATTAGATACTCTTCAGGAAAAATAGCAAAAAATTCTAGACAAAATGTAAAAATAAAATCTCCAACTGCTTCTGTATCTGTAAGAGGTACTGACTTTACGATGAATGTTCAAGAAGATGGTGCGAGTAGTTTTTTATTGTTACCATCAACAGACGATGCCGGTAAATCATATGTAGGTTCTATAGATGTATCAACTCTCGGGGGTACTGTAACGTTAAACAAAGCGTATGAAGCTACTACAGTAACATCAGCAATTGCAGCTCCTACACCACCACAAGTTATAAAGCAAGACGGACCTGCAGTTAAAAAAGAAAAAAAGGATAAAGACGACTTAGAAAAGGATAATAATGCTGAAGATAACAATGATAAACAAAAGTTAGAAGATATAGAAATAAAGAGAAAAGAAAAACAAATAATGAATACATTCTTAAAGATGGATGATGGTAGATATGTTTTCTTTTCGAAAGATAAAGATAATTTGATATCTTTAATAGTAGAAGATGGTGCTAACGTTACTGTAAATTATGATAACAGTGGTAGTATTATTAATGCAAAAATGAATTCCGGTAATAATGTTCTTTTTAATATAAAACAACAATGAAATTTTTTAACATAAATGCTTACGCTATTTGTTTAGTAATTACCACAGCTATGGTACTACTAAGAATTTTTGATCCTTTTTTTGTAGAAACTGCTCGTCTTAAAGGTATTGATTACTATCAAAACAAACAAGAAAAGGTAATATCTGAAAATATAGCTATAGTAGAAATAGATGAAAATAGTCTAGATGAATATGGTCAATGGCCTTGGGATAGAAGATTAATTGCTAGTGGTATAACTAAAGCTTTCGAAAGTGGAGCTCAATTAGTAGTTGTACCTATATTATTTGCAGAAAAAGATAGACTTGGCGGCGACGAAGATCTAGTAAATTTATTAAGCGAGGCTCCAGTTATTATAGGTCAATCAGCCAGTACAAAAGGGAAAGGAGAACCTGTCCCAAGAGGTCTAGCTACTATAGGAGAACCATTAGGGGATTGGCTTTATGATTATCCTGAAGCTATAGGACCTGTAAAGGAGTTGGGTGAAGTAGCTGCTGGTGTAGGTATGATATTAACGGCACCAGAGTTAGATGGAGTTGTAAGAAGAATGCCATTAGTTATACAAATTAAAGGAGAAGCATACCCTACAATACCTTTAGAAGTTATAAGATTATTTTCCGGTGAGCAATCTTATCAAGCTAAAGTTGGATTAGGTGGCGTTGAAGCTATAAGAGTACCAGGATTTGATCCTATAACTACAGATGAAAATTCTAGAGTTTGGCTTAATTTTAAATATAATTTTAATAAAGTATCTTTTAACGAAGCTGATTGGTCAGTAGTAAAAGATAAAATTGCTGTTATAGGATTAACAGGGGAAGGTTTAGCTAATACAGTAGCTACACCAACAGGTATAAGTTATGGTCATGAAATAACTAGTCAAGCTCTACAAATGTTAATTGATGAGTCAAGATTACAAAGACCTACAGAATCGACTATATTAGAAGTAATTATTACAGCATCATTCTGCTCCCTTCTTATCATTGGGGCTCTTTGGTTATCCTATAAGTTTAGCTTAGTATTAATACTTGCATCTTTAGCCGCAGGACCGTTTATCGGTAACATGTTATATGATAAGAATGGTTGGTTAATTGATTATACTTGGCCTTTTGCTTGTATATTTGTTACCTGGGCGTGTGCAACCTTTATTAGATTTATAAACGAAAGTAAATCTAAACTACAAATAAAGAAACAGTTTGAACATTATCTCGCTCCTCCTATAGTTAAATTACTACAAAAAGATCCTTCGTTATTAAAGTTGGGAGGAGACACCAGAGAGTTGTCTATACTGTTTAGTGATTTAAGAGGCTTCACTTCTATAAGCGAGCACTTTAAAACTAACCCTCAAGGATTAACAGAATTAGTTAACAGATATTTAACTCCTATGACAGGGTGTGTTATAGACCATAATGGTACAGTAGATAAATTTATTGGTGATGCATTAATGGCTTTTTGGAATGCTCCTTTAGATGTTAAAGATCATAGAGAAAAGGCTATACACTGTGGTAGAAAAATGTTTCATTTATTAGCTAAACTTAATAATGAAGTTATGAGTGAAGGGTTAGAAGAACTTAAAATAGGTGTTGGTATTAATACAGGTGATGTTGTTGTAGGTAATATGGGATCTGATCAACGGTTTGATTACACTTGTCTAGGAGATGCTGTAAACTTATCTTCAAGATTAGAAGGACAAACAAAAGAATATAGAGTAGGTATTATTGTAGGAGAAGAAACTACAAAAGGTATTGAAGAGAGATTTAACTTTGTAGAACTAGATAAAATAGCAGTAAAAGGTAAAAAAGAAGGAGTTAGAATATTTACAATTTTAGATGATACCTCGCGATGCGCGAATGGAGGAGACGTTAAACACCATGACACGTTTTTATCTTTCTATAGAAAACAACATTGGAACAGAGCTCTTAAAATGATTGATTTAAACCAAATTACATATCCTGAGTTAAAGGGATATTATGAAATGATGAGAGAAAGAATAGAAACTCTCAAAGTTAATAGACCTGGTAAAGGTTGGGATACAATTTATAGAGCTACTTCGAAATAATAAATGAAGCAAGAGCCCAAGCAGGACCAACCATTAAAGCAGTTCCGGCTATCCACACCAAAACATATAATAAAATTCGCTTAATTGGATTATTTACAAGAGGAAAAAACTCTCTATCGTTTGCACGTGTTATAATCGTCTGGTGACTATCTTTCACTTAATATATTTATGATCTAAGCAGGTTTTTGAACTCATCTACATTATAGACAATATCTCTCTCTTGCTCTTCATCTACATTAGAGTTAATAAGATCAGCTAAAAGCGTTTTAGGTTTATCGAGTAGTCCAATACCCTTATAGTATCTTTTACCAACGATACCAGCTACTACAGGATTTGAAGTATCTACAGACCTAATACTGCTAATAAATTTATAGTCTTTAAACTCTTGTGCTAAAGAACAACCTAGCAAATGATGCGGTTTACTATGATCCCATATTCCATCATCAATAAGCATTTTAATCAGACGCCTCCTACCTTTCATTTGCTGTTGTAATTTACAACCTACCTTAGAAAAGGTAATAGTTTCGTACCAAGAGTAATCAAAAGAAATAGCAATATAGTCAGCATGATTAGCCATATACTTATAGCACTCTACCAACTCTTGATACGTTTTACCTTGTACAACTCCTATTTTCAAACCAGGTAAATCAGGATAATTTAAAGTAAACTTATTAAATGAAGAGCAAGTTTGTTGACTATTTTCTAATACATCAGGTACAACATAGTATGTAGGTTTTAACTCTAAAACATACTCAGCAAATTTCTTAGCATCAAACGCATGCCCTAATTCAAAGATAGAATTATCTAATAGAACCTCTCTACCTAGAGTTTTAGATACTTTAAAGAAATTATAATATTCAGGCTCTGTTTCAAACAAATGTACAAGAGCGTAATCATAATCATTATAATTACGTGATTCATCTAACATTGATATAGGAGATTCATGACTTACAAGCATACCTTATTATAGGTACTTGAGTTAAAGATTCAACGATTAAATATATTTGTGAGTGTTTACGTTAGAGGCTCTAATCAAGGAAATGAATACAGAAGAGACGATCAATCGTTTTTTAAGGGTATTGTTGTAAAAAATAATGACCCGGAACAATTGCTTCGTGTAAAGGTATATATTCCCGAAGTATCAAATCAACCTTTAGAGAATTGGCTTCAAGCGTTTGCGGATGATGAAATAAACGTACGTTTTCCTGGTGTAAATAATCCATCTGATAACTGGTCAGATACTAAAATTTTTGAAGATATGGCTCAATTTATACCTTGGGCTGAGCCTGTTATTCCTATTCTAGGTGAATTTGGACCAATGCGTTATAATGGCCCAGGAGAAATTGGTATAGCTTCAGATACTAATTATAAAGAAGGATTTCAAACAAATGATACAAAACCGCCTACTATTGAAGAAGGTTCTTTTGCTCCAGCATTTGCATATGAAAACCTCGAAACAAATATTGGAGATGCTTATACTAATCCTACTAACAACTATACTGTTAATAACAACCCCTATGGGCAAGATTTTCAGCCAATTAATTACACAAATGCACCTGCAGGTAATTTTAGCGTACCGAGAGTTGGTGCGCAAGTATGGATTTTTCATTACCGCGGTGACTTAAACTTTCCTGTATATTTTGGTGGAAGAATGAGTTATAGAGAAACAGGGCCTATTTTTGCAGACGCGCCTTCAACTGATGAAGGACCAGCTCCAAGTCAAGATTACCCAGATGAATTTGAAAACAAACCAGCAACAGCTTAATGAGTAGACAAGAAGCATCAGAACAAGACTATAAGAATAAATTTGTCTGGAACCAACGTGGTGGGGCAATTGAGATAAACAACTCTACAGATAGAGAAGCTGTAAATATATCTCATTTCTCTGGCTCAAATGTTAAGCTTAATAATATGGTTAACAGTGAACTTGCAGCTAATAATAAACAAGTTAAGGTTAACAATGATAGTTTTGAAACAGTATTAAATGATAAAAATGTTTATACCGGTAAAGACTATATTGAGAGAGTAGTTGAAAATACATACAAATATAAAGGCTTTAATGATCAAGATGAAATTGATGCTGCTGAAGAATGGAAAGAATTATATAGACCGATAGCTGAAAAAAATTCTCAATTTGATATTTTAAGAGGGGGTAAGAGTTATCCAAATGGAGTAGATACACCACAATCTGGCGGTAGGGCTCCAAACTCAACTGAGAGACAAGAACATTATGTTATAAATGATGCTTACCCGGGCTACGGGTTAACACCTATTGTTGACTTTGGAACAGACGATGTTACAGATTATGTTCCTGTTTCTCCAATAGTTAACCCGGGAGTTTTATTAGGTGTAAATCCATCATTAGTTGATATCGACACTGGTTCTGGTCCGAGTGGTTACGCTTCAAATGCCGACGGTGTTGTAAAATATGGCCCGGGATTAAATGCAGCTACTGAGGAGGGTGAATGGGGTATTAATCCAGATAAGGAAGATATACCTGAAGATCTTATAGCGCTACAAGAAGAACTTAATCCCGTCGAACAAAGAATGGGTAATGGGGGCGATGAAGAGGAATTTACTTATAGAAATAAACTTGAAGTTGTCGGTGCCGCAACAAATGATTATCCTTCAGTTCGAATAGACCCGGAAGGAAGATCACAGCCGTCGGAGGTTAATGTTGGTGTAGATACATCATATGTAAATGTAGATAGCGTACCACATGTGGAGGAGGTAGATAATTCTAGTGCTTTCCCTGTAGGTAATTATACCTTAAATGTAGGTAATAAATATGATGTTGTTGTTGGTTCTGGTGGTATACAGCTTAAAACTAGCGGCCCTGTTGAGATAGGTGGAACAACTTTAAAGATGTCAGCTCATAAAATCAATCTACAATCAGCAGCTGGTGTAAATATATCAAGCGAAAATATTGTTGAGCTACAATCTGCAAAAAGTATCGCTTTAAGATCAAATAGACAAATTTTAGTTGAACCAGGATTAGGTGTTAAGAATAACGCTATTATTGGCGGTTCAACATATACAGAGGGTGAAACATACTTACACCATGTTACAGCACCTGCGGAGGTTCAGCAAACAGAAGAAACAATAGTATTTTCAAAGCTTCTTAAAGACTTAAAATTTAAAGCTACTATTAAAGGTTTTAGTCAACTAGAAGATCTCTTTACAGGTTCGACAGAGGTAACAATTACGTTGGTAAAGGATAGCAATGAAGGGTTCGTTGAAGCAGCTCCTCACAGTCATCACTTTAAGAATTTACCTTTAAGATTAACCGACAGTAATATAGCTCTTAGAGAGATAGCGCAAGGAGAAGGTATTAACATAAATGGTTATCAATCAGCTGCACAAGCAGTAGTACATGAAAAGAAACAACCTACAAATACACCTCAGCCGCCTAGAGCATTAACAGTTGATAGTGCATTTCTTGATCCTCATGATAGAACGAGACTTGAACCAGATGGTGTAATATTACCAGAGCCGCCAGATGTACCGAAGGATGGAGCTTTACCTGAAAATGAACCGGGCCTTATTGATCGAATTCAGTCCGGAGAGGAAGACTTTTAATATTACTTAATTTCGTCAACAAGACCTAATTCCAAACATGTCTTGCTATCAAACCAAAGATCGTGCTGTAAGATCTCGTTTAACTTTTTCATAGGTACATTAGTATACACTTTATAAATCTCTTTAATTGTACTCATTAAGTGTTTATTGTTTTCCATATCATCCTCAAGCTCGTTGTACTTGCCATAAGACCCAGCGCTGAGTTGGTGAATTAACATCTTTGAATACTTACCCATAAATCGTTTGGTACAAGCTACAGAAATAATTGTTGCAGCAGAAGCTGCGGCTCCTTCAATAATAGAATGAACTTCACATTTTAAGTTACGTATAACATCTACTGTTGCTAATCCCGCAAAAAGTGAACCACCATAAGAGTTAATATGAAGCTTAATAACAGGGTTAATATCTAGGAATACATTTGTAATTGAAAGCTTTTTATCTAGCTCATATAGGGCAGTATTTAGTTCTAATGCGTTAGCTTCAGTAATGTCCCCGTAAAAATATATGTTATTTTCTACAATACGTGTCACTGCTCCAGAAGACGCCGGCGCAGCATTAATAATATACTGCGGGCTAGGTTGTTCTTGATGCTCTTCACATTGCTCCTCTTGATTTAAATATTTCCATTTCATAATATTAACCCTGGCAAGAAGCACAATTAAGAATATTTCTTGCTAACTCTTGAGCTGGGTTGGCACTTCTCTGATAGTATAACGACTTAATGCCACTTTGCCAGGCATAAATTAATAATTCATTAACTTCTTTCGGTTTCGTCTCTGGCGGTATCATTACATTTAAAGACTGGCCTTGATCAATATACTTTTGTCTCATTGCAGCTTGTATAATAATCTCTTTTTGAGATATCTCTCCAAAAGTTTTAAATACATCTTTTTCTTCTTCAGATAAAAATTTTAAATGTTGTACACTCCCACCATGCGTTAAAATACTTTTCCAAGTAGTAGGAGTATCTTTATCCTTTTCCTTTAGAAGCTTTACTAAGTGCGGGTTACGAAAAGTAAATTTTCCTTTTGCTAAATCCTTTACAAAGTAGTTTGAGTTTAAAGGTTCAATAGAAGGAGATATTTGGCCTAAGATAAAAGAGCTGCTCGTTGTTGGAGCAATAGCCATAGTAGTAGCATTTCTAATACCATAACCTTTACAAAGCTCAGGCTCTCCAAACTGTTCAGCTAACTCTGCAGTAGCTTTATCGCAACGCTCTTTCATAAGCACGAATATTTCTTGATTAATACCTTTAGCCATCAATGACTCAAAAGCAATCATTTTAGATTGTAGATATGAGTGCCAGCCTAGAACACCAACACCTAACGCTCTTTGTCTTACTGCAAAGTTATGCGGTGCTTCCATATACTTAACACCTTCCGTCTTTTTAATAAATTCTGACATTACAGCGTCAAGAAAATAAACTAATGTTTCTATTGCATCAGTCTCTTTTAACTCGTCCCATTTTGCTAGATTAATTGAAGATAAATCACAAACAAATGATTCATCTTCATCTGTAGATAAAAATATTTCTGTACAAAGATTACTTGCATGTATTTTTTTACCTTTATCTTTATAAACCTGTGGCGCGTTATTATTAGCAGTATCTGTCCAAAAGATATAAGGATAGCCAGTCTCATACCTTTTCTTAATAATACTAGCCCAAAGCTTACGTTTAACCTTATCACCATCCACCACATCCTGCATCCACTCATCGGTAATACAAACGCCAAAAGATAAATCCTGAATAGGATCTCCTTCCGATCTTATTCTCATAAATTCTTCAATGTCCGGATGATCTACCGGTAGGTATGCTGCAAAAGAGCCACGTCTAACATTACTCTGTGATACATAATTTATAAGAGCGTCAAATACTGTTAACTGATGATGCACACCGGTTGCAGCCCCTCCTGATGAAATAGGAGCTCCTCTATGCCTAACAGCACCAAAGTAAGCTGAAGTCCCGCCACCAACCTTAGACATAGTACCAACCTCTGATACTTTTGTTAAAATCTTCTCCATATCATCGGGAATAAAACTACCAAAACACGAAATAGGTAAACCTCTCCCTTTACCAAAATTAGACCATATAGGAGAAGAGAGGGAATAATACCCCTTCGACATATAGTCTGTAAACTTATCAGCGAACCCCTTTATACCAAGATACTTTTCTGCTGTTTTTGCTATAGTTTCTATTCTTTCTTCTGCAGTTTCATCTCTTTCTAAATAACCTCGTTTAAGAAATTTTCTCGAATCAGCGTTTAGCCAGCTATAATTTTTCATATTTAAAATAAGTCCTCTTCATCAAATGATTGGTTTTTCTTAGAGTATTCTGTAGGTCTAGTATGGAAGAAATCTGCCATATTATTACCCATCAACTCCTCTTCAAACCACATTGTAGCCTCTAAAGCATCATTATCAATATCAAACGGCGCTTTAAATCCTATTTGATCAAGAGAACTAATAATCCGATTTTTTATGAAGCCTTTTAAAAGAGCCGCATTCAATCCTGATTCCTGATAACCATTTACCATCCAATCGACTATCTTACTCTCCGCCTCTAGAGCCTCTTCTGCTTCGTGAAGAATTCTTTCTTCAAGCTCATCATCAAATAACTCCGGGCTCTCTTCTCTTATAGTGTTAATAATTTTTATACCTACTAGTGCGTGAATATTCTCTTCGTTTCTTGTATACTTTACTTGTTGGTCTGTGTCTTTAAGAACATTTTTATTTCTAGCAAACCAATTAATAATATAAAACTGTGAAAATAAAGATACATTTTCTACAAAAAGAGTAAACAAAATAAGAGCGTATAAGTATTGCTTTTTACTATTTTTATAAAATTTATGAGTATACTTTCGTAGATAATTTACTCTTCCTTGTATCCATTCTAACTTAAGATTTTCTTCAAAAATATCTTCTAGTCCGAGTATACTAATAAGTCTTTCATATGCGTTATTATGTATAACTTCAACATTAGCCATTACATAACCGAGATCAGATAAAGAAGGGTGAGGTAAATTCTCACCCAACTTAGCCCAAAACGTCTTTACTGCTACCTCAATCTGACCAATAGCAGATAAAGTTCGTACAATAATTTCTCTCTCTTGATCTGAAAGTTCAACTTTAAATTGTTGAATATCTGATTTAAATGAAAATTCTTTATCAGTCCAAAATCCATTATGCATTGCTTCTATGAACTGTTCCGTCCATGGGTAGCGATTTGGTTTTCTTGATACTTGCTCTGTAAATATAGTACTCCCGTCCATTCCTTATTTCTATGTATTGAAGGTTAAACGGGTACTGTTGTCTTAAGACCACCACCAGGGAGAGAAAATGTTTTTACTTGTTTCTTACCATTAGTACTCTCCACTGTAACTGTCATAAGGTTACCTGACATATATGGTTGTGAAACAATATTACCCCCAACAGTAATAACTCTATATAATTGTCCTGTACCTGCTTCAAATATTTTTACTGTACTACTTGAGCCCTGTTGCGCGATAAATTGTTTAGTCTTGTTCATAGTTTCTGATATTATTTATGAAAGCAGATACTTCAGGATCAGATTTATGTGTAGCAAAGTTTAAAGTATTTGAAATCTTTTTTGCAGTTTGCGATGCTTGAACTTTATGAAATTCAATAAGTTCTACTACCTGCTGAGAATCCGACTCAGGTAAACCTTCTGTATCAACATTTAATATATTTCTTATCTCTTGAATAGAGTATCCTTTATTTAAATAGTTCTTTGCTTTCTGAGTTATAAAATATTTTTTTAAGTTAGCTTCATCAACATAGTCAGCTACTTTTTTGTCATAGTAATCTTGACCATATGTATAGCTTTTCCCGGTAATTAAACATGTAATCTTTCTGCTAGCCATCGTTTATATTTTAATCTACTCCCACGGAAAAACAATCCACTTATCATCTGGTACTACCATTCCATAATGATCTAACTGATCAGTATGTTTTTCTTTAGTATAAATGCATGCTGTAGTATAATTAATAGCACCTAACCCTAACCGTGTAGTAATCTCTTTCATAGTATCGCCTGTATCACATATATCATCAACAACGAGAATATGTAAATCATCATTGTTTTCAGATAGTTCATAAAAATTTATAGCCTGCGTCAAATGGAAATTTTCTGTTTTCTTCGTTCCTTCATACGAACTAATACCATAAGACAGAAGAGGTTTATCTAATGCATAACTAATTACCGTTGCTGGTATTAACCCACCTCTCGCAAGTCCAACGACATGAGTAACGTTATCCTTTAACCTCTTTGTGATTATTCGCGCGTAAAAATTAATTTCATCATATGAAACATTATGCTCTTCCATATATGAATTATATTATTAACCTTTTATTTTTCAATCGTTTGTAATAAATATATACGTGAGTAACGACTTTGAAAAGATACAAAAGATTTATGAGGAAGGCTTTCGAGGTCAACACGCCATATTGAGGAGTTATGGTCCTAATATGAAGTATACACCTGGTAAAGCGCCTCCTGGATACACCCTATCTAATACACCAGGTCATCTCCCACTTGCAAGTCCCGATACAGGAAAACAACGACCGGTGGGAGGTGAAGGTGCAATGCAAGGATTAACGGTACCTATAGATGAAGAGGGTGCCATAGAGAAAGCTTCCATCATCAATCATGATGTTCTTGACAAAGTAGATGAGCTTCTAGATGAGGCCGAAAAAGATGAAATGGAATATGCTATTTTACAGTTGTCGAGATTAAGAGAACATGTCATTTCTCTTTCTCAGGGTAAACGCGATTAAGCAATAAGTAGTTTGCTAGATAGATAAGATAGCAAGTACCACTGCTATACAAAGCAAAAAGAATATTATTGTAACTGCTAGCATAAGTACCGATTAAAAGCCCGGTCCAGAAGCCTGTACAAAGAGAACAATTAAGTAAATCTTTAAAAAATTTTATTTTTGTAATTTTGTCTCTAGCAAAATTTAAAATTTTTGCCTCCATTAATATATAACAGAGGCCATATGAAGCAAAAGTATAAAATAATAAATCAGCCATTTAAGAGCTGTTGATCGTCGTCAATGGTATTGACTGCATCACCCATAAGCTTGAGCTCTTCCTTTTTCACAACAATAGCATTACCATCATCATCAGTCACCTTATAATGGTCGTCGTCAATTTTTTCAACAACCGGGCAACCAGACTTCCCGCAACATACTCTTACACTACTTTCTGTGAGTCTTTTAATCATATAATTATTTATTAAAAGCGGCTTCTAATGCACTCTTTATTTTATCTTCTGCACGAGAATCTACATCATCTTTTCTCCCTGGAGAAATTTCTCTATGTGTAGTTACGGTGGATAAATCTTTCGGCCAACCCCACTTTTCGAATCTAGGAACCAGCCACTCAACAGCTGAAGCTACTTCATCATCTGTAAGTTCTCTCGCATTAGTATTACCACTAAAAGATAAGCCAAGTAGAAATCCATTACAATTCGTTCTACCATTAAAGTTAGATTTTCCAGCATGCCAACATCTACGATCATCATCCGCGAAAATAGTTCTTTCTCCATTTGTATCGATAATACAATGATACGACACTTGTGATTTAGATTGACATATCCAGCTTACTGAACCAGCATATGATCCAGAAGAATGATGTAATACTACACCCTCAGGTCTAATTCTTGAAGAAGAAACATTTGGTGAAGGTTTACTTACTTCTGGATAGGACCCATCAACAGCACTGGATGTTACTTTAGCCGTAGTGGGTTTATTACCCAATCCTAATGCTTCTAAAATAGTTTTTGCTGTGTTCGGTCCGTAAGCTCCATCCGTAAGAGAGTTTGTTTTCTTTTGAATAATTTTAGTTAACTCTTCTTTAGTAAATCCTAACTTACCAATAATTTTTAAAGCAGTGTTCTTACCATAAACACCATCTGCCGTTGCTCCAACAGCCTCTTGTATCTTCTTTGTTGTATCTTTAAGTGCCATGAAAGTATTTATATAAAATGTTGTAAAATGAACTAGCACGGATAAATACTTTTATGGATATGATACTTGAATTCATTAGTGACAAACCTTGGTTTGGTCTAGTAGCTGCAATTATTGCTGCAGCAGCTGCTTTTTGTGCAGCAACTCCAACTCCTAAAGAGGGTACATGGATTTCTAAAGCTTATAAAGCTATAGAATTTCTTGCTCTTAATATTGGTAAAGCAAAAGCAAAAGCTGTTGTTGAAGAAAAAGTTGAAGAGACTGTAAAAGATGCTGTTGCTGATGTAGTTGCCAAAGCTACAAAAAAAGCCAAGAAGTAACTAATACCATGGCTGGTGGGTTAATAAAAGGTGTTTTAAGAGCTCTTGTAGCTTATTTAGAGCTTCGAAATAAAACACACTATCACCGTGTAGTTACTGAGTCAAGAGATAAACAAAAGAAATTAATAAATGAAATTGAAACATTACGCACTACTGGCGACGTCGATTCTAATGATCGGGCTGACATCTTGCGGGACGAGCTCCTCGACGAAAAGCGGCACCTTGAACATCTATCAGCCTTCTACCTTAAATCTGTCGAAGGGAGTACCGATTCAAAGTAAAGAAGGGGTATATACACCGCAGACAGATGAAGTTTGGCATTCTGATGCTCGCTTTAGAAAGCTTGAAAGACAGCTTTACTTTAAGCCTACCTCTGGCAAGTAGTTGAATCTCTACATGTATATAGTATAATATATGCTATGAGTAAGGGAGATAAACCACGACCACTTTCTATATCCTATCAACAATATAGCGATAACTACGAAGCTATATTTGGAAAAAAAGATACACAACAAGCTCTCTATGATGGGCTAACAGATGAAGAGATAGTGGAGGCAGAAAAACGTATCGATATTATTGGTCAAAATGGTAATGATGGTCTTCATTATGATGAAGTAGATGGAGAATCTTGAATATATATTTCCCCAAGATCTCAAGATGTGGGCAAAAAGCGCTGGTCGGAAATTTTTAGAAGCGCAAGACAAAATTAAAACTCTATCTACTAATAATATTTCTGCGAGCGCTTATTGGGATGAAGATAGTAATGTTGCAATTGTGACTGAAGAGGGTAAAATATTTACATATGGCAAAAAAGACAAATAGTACAACTTGGAAAGTAAGTGATCGTAAACCTAAAAAAACCAGACAAGGTATTTCTAGAAACTCTAAAGGTCATAAAAAATATCGCGGTCAGGGAGGACCATGTAAGAGGAGAAAGAAATAACTGTGATTGGGTTTAATAAACTTGGTAATAATGGCCATGTTGGAAACCAAATGTTTCAATATGCGTCTTTGATGGGTATTGCATCACATAATAACTATGAGTGGGCTATTGCTCCTCATGAGTGTTTTGGAAAAGATTATGCAGAGTTAAGAAGTAGTATATATGATTGTTTTAAAATACCTTCTGCGAAAAATCAATTACTAATAGACGGGCCAGAGGTTCTTGAACCGACACCACATTTCAATGAAGAATTTTTTAACAACTGCCCAGATAATATTACAATACAAGGGTATCTTCAAGATGAAAAATATTTTAAGCATATAAAGGAAGATATATTAAAAGAGTTTACCTTTATTGATAGTATACAAGCAGAAGCTGAATCTTTTATAAAACAATACGATAGACAAAAAGTATCTGTACATGTTAGAAGAACAGATTATATTGATGGACCTGCTTCGACAAATCGATCATTAACACCATTAGATTATTATAAACGCGCTTTAAGCTTATTTAAAAAGACAACTTTTTTTATTTTTTCTGATGATGTAGAATGGTGTAGAAAAGTGTTTCAAGGCGATAATGCCGTATTCCCGGATCGTAATGCTTACGTAGATTTATGTATAATGTCACTTTGTGATCATAATATAATTACTAATAGCTCTTATAGTTGGTGGGCATCATATATAAATAAAAACCCTAATAAGCAAGTTATTGCTCCTCCAAGTAGTAGTTGGTTAGACTATAGAGATGCGAGTCATATGTATCTAGATAACTGGACTATTATAGATTAAATTACGTAGTTTTCTACGTTAAAGTCGTATAAATATTGTTATGGTTAAAACTATAACAATTTTTTTATGTCTACTTTGCTCTAATATTTTAGCAAATCAAACTGTTGATCATAGTAAAGAGATAGATAGAATTATTGCTAATGATTTAAGGAATAAAAGAATAGAATTACCTGTTGTTGTTAACCCTTATATATTTGTTAGAAGAGCATATATTGATATCGCTGGTAGAATACCAACGTATGAAGAATGGAAGTCGTTTATAAAAAGACCAGATCGTAAAAAATTAATTAACGATCTACAAAACTCTAAAGGTTATACAGAGAGTATGTTTAACTTTTATGCTGATCTTCTTAGAATAAAGAGACGCCTTTCTAATAATATAGACGGTGATACTTATATCTCTTGGGTCAGACAAGAGATAGAAAACAATACTCCATATGACGAGTTTATTAAAAAGATTTTAACAGCACAGGGTAACATATGGGAAAATCCAGAAGTTGGATATTTCTTAAGAGATGAAGGAATGTTACTTGATAATGTAAGTAATACATTTCAAGCTTTTGCAGGTATGAATATTAGTTGTGCTCAATGTCATGATCATCCATTTGATGATTGGACACAGATGGATTACTATAACATGACAGCATTTTTTACTCAGTTAAATACAAGAGGTGATAAGGAAGATAGAAAAGAATTTCAACGATTAAGAAAAGAAGCAGAAGAGTTAGACAAATCCGGAAAGCAAAAAGGTTCAACAAATAGGATAGGACAATTTTATAGACATGGTTATCAACATACAATAGTACAGGATCAAGATAAAAAATTAAAGCTTCCAGATGATTATAAGTATAGAGATGCTGAACCTGGAGAAGTAGTAAAAGCTGAAACTGCTGTAGGGGATAGAGTTAAAGAGAAGCGCAAAAGAGAAGGGTTAAGAGATAGTTTCGCAAATTGGTTAGCTAATGATACACATCCAACATTTGCTGCTAATATTGTAAACCGGTTATGGGATAGATCGTTTGGCTTTCCATTGATAGATAATTTAAATGAAGTAGCTTTGTTTGATGAAATAAAGGATGGTCGTAACACTCGATTAATAGAATACTTAGTAAGGGTTATGAAAGAAGTTGATTATGATTTAAAGAAGTTTAATAATATTTTATATAACACTAAGTTCTATCAAGCTAAAATTGATCCTGATAACGAGTTTAAAGGGCCTGTTTTAAGGAGAATGACAAGTGCACAATTGTGGGATTCTATAGTAACACTTTATCAAGGTGACCCGGACATGTGGCAGCCCAAGGATAGAAAGCAGGATTATATAGATCTCTTTACTGGACTACAATCTATGTCTGTAGACGAAGCATTAAAGAAATGGAATCAATATACTAAAATAAGAGGTAGTTATTATGAAGGAGCTCCTAAAGTAAAGGGCGGGTTAGTAGTGAGATCTTCACATATATTTGAAGGTAGGAACGCGAACTTTTTAAGAGAGTTTGGTAGATCTGATAGAGAACTTATCGAAACCGGTAACGAGCAGCCAAACATAACACAGATATTAAACTTAATGAACGGTAGTGTAACACAAGCACTTCAAGATTCGAGTGGCTATGTAGCTAATCAATCTAAAGATATGAAGCGTGAATTAGGAATGAATATAATTTTTATATCTTATATCGGAAGAGCTCCTAATGATAGAGAAAGAGAATTATTAAAAGACGCAAGTTACGGAGATATAGTATGGATACTAATTAACTCACACGAATTTAAACTTATAAGCTAAAATGAACAGACGACTATTTATACAAACATTAGCAGCATCTACTTACGGTCTAAAGACATTAGATGCTAAAGACGCACCAATCGCTTCTAAAGCTAAAAATGTTATTTACATTTGTTTAGATGGAGGTATGAGCCATATTGACTCTTTTGATCCTAAAGACGATAAAGAGGTAATGGGTGATACTACAAAGATAAGCACCAATGTAAGTGGTATTGAATTAGGTAACAGGTTACCTAAATTAGCAGAAGTGGTAGATAAAATGTCTATTATAAGATCAACTCACTCTAAAACAGGTGCACATGAACAAGCTCAATACCTTAATAGAACATCTTATAGACAGATAGGTAGTATAGTGCATCCTAGTTTAGGTTCTTGGGTAGCTCATATACAAGATAGAGAAAAAGATATTCCGGATTATGTTTTAATCTCCGGATCATCTGCTCATCCTAATTCTGGATTTTTACCTAAAGTAAAATCTCCTCTCCCTATTATAGATCCAAATGGAGGATTAAAGAATTCAAAAGTAGATAGTAAACTAGAAGAGAGAATGAATATACTAAGGGAGATTAATAGTAAATTTAAAGCTCCGCTAGCTACAGAATATAATGATTTCTATGATAATACAGTTAGATTTTTAAAGTCAAAAGATTTAGAATTATTTGATCTAACTAAAGAATCCCCAGAAGCAAGGTCCAGATACGGTAATACTAAATTAGGTCAAGGCTGTCTTTTAGCTAAGCGTTTAATTAAAGGAGACATTAAGTTTATTGAAATCAATAACGGTGGGTGGGATACCCATGTAGATAACTTTACTAAGCTAGACGGTAAGCTTAAAGAGGTAGATGATGCATTAAGCGCGCTTGTTTTAGATTTAGATAGTGAAGGTCTGTTGGATACTACGCTTATCGCACTTGTAACAGAGTTTGGTAGAACACCTAAGATAAATGTTAATACAGGTCGCGACCATCACCCATCATGCTATTCAACTGTATTGATTGGAGCTGGCGTCAAAGGAGGTTACGTAGCAGGAGAGACAAATAAAACTGCTTCTAAAGTAACTAAAGACCCTTACACTATATCAGACATTAATGCTACCATAGCCCATCTATTAGGTATTGAAGCTGAGAAAGAAAGATTTTCTCCAACAGGTCGTCCGTTTAAAGTAGCTAATAAAGGTGAAGTAATTAAAGATATATTGGCATAAAAAAAGCGCTTCCAGATATCTGGAAGCGCTTCTTTATGGTTGGGTTTAATTAAAACTTAAATGAAACACCAAGTCTAAGCTCAGTATCATTATCTTCAGCGTCAAAGTCATAACCAAAGGTGTATGTAGCAAAGACAGCTTTTCCATCTCCAATCTCATATGATACACCAGCACCAACGCGGGCGTCAAGTGCAAGGTCATCAGTGTCAATCCAATTAACACCTACACCTGCAATTGCAGAGATTTTAGCTCCATATACTTCAGTAACATCGTACGAAGCATTAAGATCGAAAGTAAGATCACCATCGCCAAAACCGACAGCGGGCTTAAGATCTAGATCCAACCCAGCAAGGGCAATAGGAGCAGTAGTACCGACAACAACGCTATAGTCACCTTCAGTTTTGGTAACACCAACGCTATAGTCAGTTAATTCAACACCCGCCACGGTTGCTGCAGCGGCAGGTCCAGCAATGCAACACCAACCGAAGGCTAGTGAAGCAAGTAATGTAGTTACTTTTTTCATATATTAATATTTATTATACGAACAGAAATTTATATGGCAACACCTTTTTAAAGTTTAACTTAACTTTCATCTGGTATGACGTAGCTATTATCAGGAATAGGATTTACTGGAGGATTTGTTATAACCGTCTCGACTTGCGAGGCAAAAACATGATCCCACGAACCAGTTGCAGGACTCATTAAAGTCACGAGTTCTGCTCTTGTCCAAGAAGCTTCTGCTTTTGGTGTAAAATCACTACTTAGACCTGTAACCGCGCTAGATTGTATAGTCGTTGAAAATTCTGAAACATAGTATTGTGGTGTACCAGATACACCATTAACATACGTACTACCAAGCTCCCACTCTACTACCTTTCCGCCACTTAAATACGGTACTGCAGTATCAAAAGTTTTTGTAATTGCCATACACTTATTTAAGTTCCACTAGCTAATATACCAGCATTACGTTCCATTCTCTTTACTACACCGTCTCTCCCCTTTGCCTTTCTCCGTTTATATTCTTTATGATCTAAATACTCGTTTGCAGCTTTTACGGTTTCACCTTTTTGTAACATCTCAACCCAATCCATACTTGGTAATAAATCTCCTCTATAACTAATATCAACTAGTACCGCAGCCTGTTGATCGTTTAGATCATTAAACGTTAAGCCGAAAATTTTCTTAACTCTATCTAAGTGGTAATTTAATTGTTTATCAAAAAGCTTTTCTGCAAATTGCGGAGAAATAGTATTACCGTATTTTTTAATCCATTTGTTTTTAGCAGATGTAGAACCATCTCCTATCTTATGGCCTATACCAATTGTATATATACCGGTATCATCTTTATACGGTCTTAGAAATCTCTTATTTCTCGAATCACCTATATTTGTACCATAGATTTCAGACGGCTTAATTAAATCTCCAGCAAGACCTCTAATCTCAGAATCTGATTTATCTGGTGGAATATCCTGCACCGGTTTCACCTTTGTTACCTTTCTTTGTTTTGGCTCTGGCGGTGTATCCTCAATTGCACCTTTTACCTCATACCGCTTTATATACTCATCCGCTGCTCTATGAAAATTAGAGGACATAGGAATCATATCCTCAACCTCATCGATAGCATTTATTTTTTGCTCTATTGGCTCCGGACGATCATCTAAAAAATCCTGCAGCTTATCCGCGGAGAATGGTGCAGTACCTATCGCTAATAATCCAAGTACAATATCTTTCATACCTTCATCAAATTGTTGAGTCACATATATATTTATTGTAAAAGAGTTCCTATTGGTGGAGGTGAGGGGAGTCGAACCCCTGTCCATTAAACAATCAGTATAACTGTCTACATACTTAGATATATTCTATTTTAAGGTT